AATATACGCAAGAGCTTTTTCAAGTGGTGTACTCTCCTCACACCTATTATATCAAATTATTCAGTTAGACATATAGGCAAAAAGAAAGGGAGCCAGTTTCCTGACTCCCAAACTTTTAAGTTATTGTTACTTAACTAAAGCAACCTTAGCCTTTGGATTCTTCTTGTTCCACTGAGTGGCCAACTTGTTAAATGCAGCCTTCATGGACTTAATCGCTGCAGCATTATCTGCAGTCAACTTAGCAATCTGTGCATCCTTAGCAAGAAGAGCAGCATCTGATGCAGTCTTTGCATCAGCAAGTGCCTTTGCACCTGCTGCCTTCTCTGTTGCTACAGCATCTGCAACTGCCTTATCTGAAGCAGCCTTTGCATCTGCAATTGCCTTATCTGATGTAGCCTTTAGATCAGCAAGTGCCTTGGCATGTGAAGCCTTTAGTTCTGCAAGTTCTGCAGTAACTATTGCAAGTGAAGCATTAGCTGCTTCCAACTCCAACTTGAACTGTGCGATAATCTTATCTGCAGCAACGCCTGCTTCTGCAAGTGCCTTTAGAGCGCTTGCTTCTGCCTTCTTTGCATCAGTTGCTTCTGCTGCTGCCTTTAGTAGTTCAGCATTAGCCTTTGCTAGGCTTGCTGCTAGGTCTGACTTAGCCTTAACTTCTGCTTCAAGCTGAGCCTTTGTAGATGCATGTGCAGCCTTTTCAGCAGCAAGTGCAGCCTTCTCAGCAGCAAGCTCTGAAACTAGATCACGAACTGCAATTTCTGCAAATGGTGAAAGTGTACGAGCAGGAAGTCCAACTACGTCTGCAGATGTTGCATCAGAAGATGTTGTTGGAGCAAATGTAATAAGTGATCGTGTTCCAGTTGCTGGTAGTGTTGCAGTAAACTTTGCAACTCCAAAATCTGAAAGTGTTGCACCAGTTGTTACTGTTGCTGTATCTAGTGTTGCTGATGCAGCAAAGACTGCTGCTGTAATTGACTTACCAGATACCTTGTTACCAAATGCATCTGTTGCTGTAACTAGAATATCATGCTTTGTACCAGCAGCTCCTGCTGATGGAGCAGATACTGTTAGGTTGTTGATCTTTCCAGCAGTTCCCTGTACATAGTATGTAAGAGTTGTTCCACCGTTGTTGATTACAACTGTACCAATTGCTGTTGTCTTTGTGTAGACAAAAAATGTTGCAGTATTTCCAGTACCTGTTGCAATTGTCAAAGATGATGATCCTGACGATGCTCCTACTGGTGCTGCTGATGTGTGTAGTGCAGACACGATTGTTGCGTTAGTTGCTGAAGCAGTAACTGATGTTCCTGTTGCAACTGTTGCTACAAAGCGCAACGCATCTGCTGCATCAATTGTGTTGTCCTCTGGGACTGGCAATGAAGCAGGTGTAGCAATTACACCATTAGTTGTATTTGCTACAGAGTTTAGCGTTACTGCAACAGTCATTACCGTTGCATTCGCAGGTGCTGCTGCGACAGTTCCCAAAGTCATGGCTGCAGCCACGGCAAGGGCGATCTTCTTAAATGAATTCATTTTTCTCCTTGTTATATTAGTTTTAGGTTATCAAGAAAACTCTTGACATCTTCAGGCATTTGCCTGTCTTCCAATTCTACCATAGCTCTCTGCTGTCTTGCAACTTTATCCGCAGATCCCCAGGTATGAATCTCTATCTCAATATTCATTTCCTTTGGGGTATGAGAAATGGCACCAAATACTGCCCCACAAACAGCATCTGCCAAGTCCTTAGACTTCTTTCTAGGGTGATCTACACGATTACCCTTCATGATCTTAAGCTCTGACATTTCTTCCAGAAGCAAGGGAATCATGGGCATAGCAATACGCTCTTCATAGACCATCATTGCTAAATCTTCGTAGTGTTTTTTGGCAACAGAAACAGTATCAGTTCTTATTCCTACCTGCTTTAGCTCTTGCTGAATATCATATGACTGCCAACGGTCAAATGAAACAATACCAATATTAAAACCTTGTCTGCGTAGATTAATAATCCATTGTTTTACTTCAGATAGATTAACGGGTCCTTCTGCTTTTGGTTCCCACCATGCTACTGCATCTACTACAACTATGGGCGCTACCTGTTCATAATCTTTAATTACCTGGATATTTACCCATTTATCTACGTGAGCAATAGCAACTGCACACTTATCGTGCTTCTGTGCAAGGTCAGCGTGAATGTAATATTGCTTGTCTGAGTCTGGCTTAAAGTTTTCTGCAAACCTTCTAAAACTATCCACAGGATTTGTTAAAGTCATACAGTTAATAAGTTTATCCTTTTGCTTAAAGAAAGCATCTGATGCGTAGGTTGGTGTACACAAAAAGCGCATCATTGCATCTCCTAAGTCTGTTAGGAATGCTATCTTAAAGTCATCAATCTGTCTAGTAGGATTTACATCCCATGTTGGTCTTTTTAATGCTAAGACTTTTGGAATCTTATAAGAAAGAATATGATCTTCCTCCCATGAAATTTCAAAGAAGTTGTCTGGGTTATCTTCTGGTAAGTCTTCGTTAATAATAAATCTGTGTGTTTTATCTATAATTTCTTTTTCAGCAACTACAGCATCATATCTCTGAGAAATAAAGTCTCCTGGGTATCTTGGAAAAGAAAGTAAAACTACCTTACCAAGATCAGGAAAACGAGAATCTACAGTTCCACGAAAAGCTTTATAGATGTTGTCAGCAGTCTTTCCTTGCTCGTTTCCTGTCGCTACCTCTGATGCAAAGCCAGAAATCTCGTCAAGTACAGCCATAAACAAGTTCAAACCCTCATGTGATTCACGCTCTGAGTGACCAGAATAAACTGTGATTGATTTATCAAACTCAATAGAGTCTGCTTTAGGATTATACTTTCCTGCAAACCATGGTGATCTTTCAATCTTTGACTTAAAGCCTTTAAAGAAAACATTCTTTGCTTGTTGAGCGTTAATAGCAACGTTAATAATATCAATAGCATCTCCTGCAGGCTTACCATAATAAACAGCAGGCTCTTTTAAGCATAGCATTTTATATACTACATATGCACATGCTACTGTTGATACGAAGTCTTTTCCAGATCCCTTGCCAAGTTGGAGAATAATTTCATTCTTTGTATATTTTTTAAAGTATGCTTCACCATCTTCACCACGAATATCTATGACATCTTCTTTACGATATATCTGGCTCATGGCTTCAACAATGTCATATTGGATATCAGAAAGTGGTGGTTGACCAAGATAATCTGGAGATTCAACAAATGTTTTTGCATCAACTGGCTTCTCAATAAAATGATTTTCTTTAAGAACTTCTAAAAATTCATCAAATATCATGACCAAAACCCTACTATTACATACTTAGTTCCAGAAATTACTGGCTCTGCTGAATGAGAGAAGTTGCTTGATGATGGAAAAACAACCAACATGTTTTTTGTTGGTTTGATAGAGATATTCAATTGTGAAAAAACTATTTCACCACCTAAATAATCTTCGTTTAAATATAACAAAGCTGAAATTTTTCTTGGAAACTCTTCTGTGCTGTCTGTATGCTCAATAAAAAACTGTCCTTCTGTGTATTTAACCAGCTGATACTCACTAGAAAAAAAAGATATTTTGTTTTTTTTAGCATATTCATAAACAATTGGTTCAATTTTTTCAAATAAAATTTTTTGAATATCTTTAGAAATTTTAGTGGCAGAACAATTTCTTATGTCTGTATTTTTTACATTTGGTAAATGCTTATATCTTGAGTGAGCAGCTTGTGACTCTAGCCAAACATAGTTTGGATAAGACTTAACTATATCCTCTAAATCAATGTCATCTATAGTTTCAACTAGAAACAAATCTTTGTCATTCATTAACAACCTCTGATACTATTGTCAACACCTGTCCTTCTTTAGCAATAGTAGACAGTCTTTGCATAATAATATCTCTAACCTCTGGATGAGAAGAAGCAAGGTCTCTAAGTATTCCAACTAACACCTCTTGACGACGCTCAATCTCAACCATCTCTTCTGCAAGTTCTTTATTCTCAAGAAGTCCAGCTTTTTGAAGCATATCAATTCTTTTAGACTCAATATCCATTACAAGTTTAATTGCTGCAGTCTTTGCACTAAGGTTGTTTGTCATTGATGCTTCATCAATAACCTCATATGACTTTAGTATAAGCTTACTGTAGTGTGCATCTGCTCCAGCTAGTGCATCCTTAGCACGGGCACGGATTGCTGTATTATTAGATGTTTTTTCTTTCCATTCATCAATATATGCAACTACTCGTGTTCTAGGGATTGACAACTCTTTAGATATGGTGGTTGGATCACTACCCTTTAGATATTCGCCAACAACATCATTCATGATATCAAGATGCTTAACAAGATCTTCTTCAGTTGACATACTTGCCTTCTAATCTATTAATTTCATCTTTGATATAAAAAATTGCTTTCTCAAGATCTTGTATAGTCTTTGACTCATCTTTAATTCCTGCACGCCAAAGATACTTAAATGCATTTCCAATATTAAAGTTACGATGACGAGTAATCTCTATGCACTCAACACCAGATGGGTCTGTTGTATAGTGACGTGGATGATTGACCTGATCTACCGTAATATTTAAATTATCACTCATGACTTTCCTCTTCGTCATCTTCCCAATCAAATGCTTCTGGCATGCCCTTTAGTGCTGTTATGACATAAGTTATTCCAACAGCTCCTGCAACACCAAGACCAATAACAACTCTTTGTAATTTATTCATCGCCTACTCTTTCTTAGTCCAAATTTAGCAAGATAAACATAGATAGTTTCTACGCTTGCCCCACACTCTTTTGCAATTTCTTCTGGTGACTTCTTATCAATAAGAAATCGTTTTTTTAGCCATACTTCTGATGTATATAGTTTACCAGGCATGATGTTATTTGTCAACCCCAATTGCCTTACTCCAGTTAGACAGAGCCCAATGCCCAATACCGCAAGCATCTGCAACATCATTGTCGCTAATAGTTCTATCATAAATAGTATTAATAAATCTTATTGTTCTTTCTTTTCTAAGGTTTCTTTCATAAGACTTGTACCAAGAAACAGACTTTCCAGGGTTCGTAGACCTAATCATAAGTTGCTCTTCTTTTGATATCTTTTTGTTACCAATAAAGTTTTGCCATGTAATTGGAGAAACCTTTCCTATTATCTGTGTTCCAGTTTGTCCTGCTGATCCAAGAATAGCTCCTTGAACCAAGGCAAGGTCTGCAGCAGTCTTAGGGCTATTCATAAATACTGTGTGCTCAATAATGATTGCTTCAAAGCCACCGTATATATCAAAAAAAGCTTTTACTTTTTTGCCTGCATCCATAACCTTTTCATAAGTATCCTTACCTTCAAAGTTAATCTTGCCCACTGTTACTATGCTTTTTGTAACTGTGTCAAACACTGAAAATGCAAGACTATTAGTGCTAGCATCAATTGCACAAATTCTTTTAGGCATAACTATAACACCCCACTTAGTCTTGTTCATACTCAATAAATCCCTTTATTTCTTTTAACATTTTATCAACTGCTTTTTTACTTACATTACAGTTTGCACAAAATCCAGAATCATTGTAGATAGAAAGAGAAGTATCGCATCCGCCTAAACATCTACGATCCTTCCCCTTCCTCTTTTGTCTACGAGTTACTTGATATCTTTCTTTAATCTTATCTTTTGTAGCAAGGTCACGACATTCAAGGCTGCAGTAAATCTGATAACTGACCTTTGGATCAAACCTATTGTCACATCTGCTACAAAGCTTCACTCAGTTCCTCCAGAGATGCTATTTTCACAACACCTACTCCAGCTTCATCACATGCCTTTTTAATTGGACAGTTTTTACAAACCTTAGAGTTTGATCTATAATTCTTTGTTGGAAGTTCTTTAACTTCCCAAGACTTACGAACAACCCTCATCCATTCAAAAGCTTCATCAATCCACTTTCGGTAATGATCATTTACCTCAACTGGAATAACAAGAAGTTCGTGGTTATTTTTATTTTCATAAATAAGAACACCCTTTGCCTTCTTAAGAATCTTCATATAAATAAGTATCTGTACAACGTGACCCATCTTAGGTTTACCTGTACGCTTGCGATACTCAAACACTTCATTGTTAGTAGTCTTAACTTCAACAACTACCTCTTCACCTTTCCAATTAATAAAGTTATCTACATAACCAAAAATTGGAGGATCATCATTAAAAATCTTAAACTCTGAATCAATTGAAATACCAGAGTTTTTAAACGCTGTCTCAATTCTTCCATGAGCAAGAGTTCCATTAGTCATATTTGCTACTGCGTATGGATCAGAGTTGTCTTCAAATACCGCTCCCTCAAATGCAAGGTACCAATATCTTGGACACTCTCCATGCCCGTAGGCAATAGTAGATGGACCAAAAGTTTTCTTCTGTGTATGCTTAGGCTCACGCCCAACTAGATATCCAGCCTCAATAGCCTTTACAAGCTCTTGTGCATCAATCTGAGCTGGTGTCTCAACCTCTTTAATCATTATTTGCTTTAGTAAATTCTTTGTCATTATATTCCTTTGTTTATATAAGTATACCAGGTTAGCGCATAATATATTTGAGTGCTGATACCAAGTTGTTGATTGATTCTGCTGCCGTGTAATAAATGTTCTTTTTTGCCCTATCGTTTTTGTCTACATTAGCCATCCAAGTAGCCTTAAAAGCCATCTTTGCTGCTATTGCCTGAAGCCTTACTATCTCTACAGTTGCTACGTTTAGAGGGATATCTGGCTTAATAATGATCTTAGCAATAAATGTAAGAGCCTGTGTTAACTCTTCATCTTGCATATAATCAGCTATTTCAGATAGCCCATTTACCATTTCTATTGTTGTTTGTTCACTCATTTTCTTCTCCTATTATTTGTTCTATTAGTTCAAACTCTGTAATCATTAATCTTATTTTTGAGTTACCCTCACCAAGCACAACAAGTATCGCTGGGTCGTTACCATTTCTGATTGCATCAGTAACTGCCTTAGCCCAAACATCTTTGTTCAACGTAAAAGACTTAGAACATTCCTTAAAGTCAACAGTAAAGTTTTTCCAGGTTGCATCACCTTTATGTGTGTTGCGACCTGAGTTCTTGTGCTGCTTAGCACCTATTCTTTTACTTTCCGCTCTTTCGCTCAAAGTCTTTCCTTGTCATAATAATTGGTACCCTTGACAGGTGTTTGTTAGAACACATCCATGTCAGGTCTGCACTTTCTTTCCATAATCTTACAGATGTAACTTCTTCTGCACATGTCTTACAAGGAAACTTTCCTGAAAATACTTTAAACTTTTCAGACATCTAAAATCTTATTCTTAATAGAATCTTGTAGATCTAGGTCTTCACGAACCCTATTGACAAAACCTTCTCTACCCTGCACTTTAGTTCCATCTGGCAACACATACCATGCACCAGTGCGCTCAACAATTCCCATCATTTCAGCCGTATCAACAAGATCGCCAATGCTATCAATACCAACATTATCTCCCCTGAAATAAAAGTCATACTCGCCAGACTGAAAGCCAGGAGAAGTCTTAGAAAATTGTAGTTCCCAACGAATCTTGCGACCAATCTTTTCTTCAATGAGCTTATCTCCAACATGAATCTTACCTTTAATCGCTTGATTGTCTGATTCTGATGAAAAAAGCTTAATGACTGTTGAAGAATAAAATTTAGTAGCCTGACCACCAGTAGGCTGCTGGCTAGTATACATAGCACTAATATTATTACGAGACTGGCTAATAAGTACCAGCATAGTTGGCTTAACTTTATTATTAGCGTAGTTAAGCATTTTCCAAGCGTTGCTAAAGTCTCTAGACTCTGCGCCAATCTGTTTCGTATTTTCAAGTTGCTTAAGTTCATCTGAGTCCTTTTCAAAATAAATTGCGGGTAATAAAGAAGTAATAGAGTCAATAACTATTATATCAACTCCAGCATTCATTAAGTTGGTTCCAACATCAACCATCTCGTTAATTGTGCGACACTGCGAAACAATAAGCTTTGATGAGTCAACACCAAGACTTTCTGCCCACTTCTTGTCGTATGACATCTCAGCATCAATCCATGCACAGATCTTTCCTTCTTTCTGTGCTAGACCTATCATCTGAAGGCACAAAGAAGACTTTGCAGAAGACTTTGAGCCCCATACCAATACCTGACGACCATATGGAAGTCCACCATTAAGTGCACGGTTTAAACCAAAGCTAGGGGTTTGTGCATACTGTGTTGCTGGAATTGTATCTCCAGCCATGACTGTCTTTCTTAGCTTTGGACTAAGCTGAGCCAATACTTCTTCTACTGTCATCATCAGAATCTTACCCCATGCTTCTTTGGTCTATCAGAGTTCTTGTCCATCTTTTGTTTGATTGCAGAGTCTAAAGATTTTGTCATATACCCTGCCTTTACCATACCTGCATACAAGTCTAAGGTGCGAATGATAATATCTGCAAACTCATCTGACATTTGGTCTGGGTCCATTTCTTTTCTCAATGCTTCCATTGCCTCAACAACCTCAGAGACTATCATCATCATTTGTTTTGTTACAAAGATCTCATCTGCTGGGCGATCCCAAAATCCTTTTGCTACTGCATTTGCGTGAATTTGTTCTGCTAGATTATCAAACACTTTCTACCTCATTCATTGTAATTGTTCCATCCTTTGTTTTTCCAAAATCAAACTTATATACGCTTCCTTCTTCAATCTTCATGTAAGCTTTTGCAAACTGCATTGGGAATACAACTATTGAGTGCATCTCTCTTCCTGCATCAGCAACTACTAAAGATGCCATCTTCTTTCCAGCCTTTGTTACTCTTGGTTTAAATGAAACTACAAAGTGCTCACCCTCTTTATATGGCAACATCTTATAGTTTAAAAACTTTACCAAGGAACTCTTAGATCCTTTTATCTCGTCAGCAGGTACTGCAGATACAATCCTATTGTCACTTGCAAGAATAAGATAAGTGCGACCAGTCTCAATAGACGTAGACTCTTCATCAAATATACCAACACTGCCAGTCTTGTCCAAAACTTCAACTCTTGACCATCCTGTTCCTCGTTTAATTGATTTTACCATACCTAATATTACAAATGATCCAGTCTCTTCGTACTCTTCAACATCATTAATGTAAGCATAATAATGTTGTGGAATAGATGTGTTGAACTCAGGAAGGTTAAGGTACTCGTAAAGATTCTCTTTTACTTCCTGCGGATTAGCTGGATTATCTGGAAATGTAAGTGCTCCTACACATCTCATTGCCTGTAGTGCACGGCTATTTACTCCGTTACCTTTTGTAAATGTAAACTCTTCAACATCCTTATATGATGCAAATGGACGACCTGCAATATATCTTTCAGCTATCTTGTCAGATATATACTTGATGCCAGTCAATCCAAACCTAATACCCTTGCCCTCAATTTTAAAATCAATATCTGAATCGTTAAGGTGAGGAAGCTTAATAGGGATACCCATACGCTTTGCCTCAATTAGGTATTCAGTTCTTCCGTCCTTGTCTTTTTCGTTCTTAAGCAACGCAAACATAAACTCAAGAGGATAATGATACTTTAACCATGCTGTCCAGTAAGATAGTGTTGAGTATGCTACTGCGTGAGACTTATTAAATGAGTACCCTGCGTGAGCCTCAAAGTCATGCCATAGATCTAACGCATCATTTGGCGAAAGGTATTGCGAAGCACCCTTAACAAATTGATCTTTAAAAACATCAAACTCTTTAGCATCTTTTTTCTTTCCAATGATCTTTCTAACTTTATCTGCTTCCGACATGGACATACCGCCAAGCTGTACGCATGCTTGCATAACTTGTTCCTGGTAAAGAATACAGCCATAAGTTTCCTCCGTAAATGATTTCATAACTTGGTGCTTATAATCAATGTTCTCACGACCATGTTTACGAGCAATATAAGACTTACCAATAGTATTCATAGCACCAGGACGAACTAAAGCATTTGATGCTGCAAGTTCAGCAAGGTTCTTTACACGCATCTTAACTAGAAGGTTTGTGTATGGTGCTGCTTCACACTGAAACACGCCCTTAGTGTATCCGTCAGAGAGCATGTTATAAACGTTTGCATCATCCATATCAATCTTTAATAAATCAATCTTTGTTCCTTCACGCTCTTTGATAATATCAATACAGTCTTTAAGTACGCTTAAGGTCTTTAGACCAAGAGCATCAATCTTAATCAAACCAATGTTTTCTGCTTCACCCATATCAACTGCCACTACTGGGATTCTTTCATCTTGCCCAGTTACTGATCTTGTTTCTAATGGTGCGTACCTAAATATTGGATCTTTACTTGTTACAACTCCTGCTGCGTGAATTCCAGTACCACGAATTCTGCCACGAAGCTGGTCTCCGTAACGCTCCACTTCTGGATACTTTTCTCTAAACCAGTAGGTATTCTTTGATGTGCAGAAGTCATCCCATGTATCAACAACCTTAAGTACCTTATTAACATCTGGCAAAGGAATGTTTAAGCATCTTGCAACGTCTCTTACAACACCTTTGTCTTTAAACTGTAAGAATGTAGCAATAGATGCAACGTGTCTGTATTGTCTAACCAGGTAATCTTTTACTTCGTCACGACGAGTATCTTGAATATCTGAATCAATGTCAGGAAAGTCGTTACGGTCTGGATTAATAAAACGGAAGAAAAGAAGTCCATGCTTTATTGGGTCAATGTCTGTGATACCAAGAGCATAGCATAGTAGTGAACCTGCTGCAGAACCACGACCAGGACCAACCATAATCCCTTCACTCTTTGCCCAGTTAAGCATGTTACGAACAACTAGAAAGTATGGACCAAAGTTTTTCTCACCAATAATTTCTAACTCTTCATCAAGACGTGTAAGGTATTCTTCGTTCTTGTCCAACTTTCTTTCCTTAAGACCTTCAAGTGCAAGCTTCTTAAGCTCGTCCATAGGCTTCTTATACTGCACTGGAAGAAGATCTAAATGTTCTTTAATATCGTATCCTTCAACCTTATCAGCAATCTCATTGGTTGACACAAACATATCTTCACGATCAATGCCCTGCTTAAGCATTGCATCCTTCATCTCATCATATGAAAGAAGATGGATATCAAATTTATTAAAACTCATCATGCGATCAGCACCATAAAGGTAGTCAAGACGATCCATGAATGAATCATGCTTCTTTGACTTATCGTAAGTTACATCCTTCTGCAATTTAGCATGAGTATTAAGAAGAAGCATTAGCTCTTGAACTTCTTTTTGACTTGTGTCAGAGTGATGACAGTCTGGTGTTACAACAATCTTTACCTTTGCTGCATCAGCAAGTTCAATAATTCCTTTATTAACTTCTGGTGGGTTGTGTGGCATTACCTCAATGTAGTAATCATCACCAAATTCTTTTTTAAACCACTGTATGTGTTTCTTTGCTGTTGCAAGCTCACCTAACTCAACAGCTTTTGCTATCCAACCACTAAGACATGCAGAGGTTACGATAATGCCTTCTTTATACTTTGCCAATGTTTCAAAATCAAATCTTGGCTTACTAAAGAAACCATCTGTCCATGCAATTTCATTAATCTTGTTAAGGTTTTCCAAACCTTGTTGGTTCTTAGCGAGAAGGACTATATGATGATAGTTTTGGTCAAGAGGGTCAAGGCGGTCTGCCTTTGCTCTCTTATCTGCCATACTTGTCGTCATATAGCCTTCTACACCAAGTATTGGCTTAATTCCATTTGCTTTTGCAATACGGTGCAGTTCCCTATGCCCAGATAAAGTACCGTGGTCAGTGATAGCAATTGCTTGCATCCCTAACTCAACTGCACGGTTCACGTATTCTTCTGGAGTAGCAACACCATCCATTAAGGAGTAGTGTGTATGGACATGTAAGCCAACGTAGTTCATCTATTACCAGTCAATGTTTGCTGATGATGAAGATGAAGGAGTATCAAAGCCTAGATAAAAGGCTTCTTGTTCCGCATACGGAACCTTATTGAGAGCCTTCTCCAATGGATAAGGTTCAATTCCTGCCCAATCAAATGGTGCAGAATCTGGGCCACTTGGAATAAGTGTATAGCTTGTTTCAGTACCCTGACCGTTACGCTTTACCTTCCAAGTAAGATTTGAGATGCTACCTGTTTCAAGTGCATACTCACGAATAGTATTAAATGCTGATTGCTTGCTTACTCCCATGTTCCAGATAGCAACATATGGAGCCTCAATGCCATCATCTACAAGAACGTTGCAATAGAAACGAAGACGTGCACGCCATCCAGCCTTTGGATCCTTGCGATGCATTTCTTCTGCCCAGTCACGTCCTTCTGATTCCATTGTATCTACAGCCTTGCGCTTGTAGTCCTTTGGGTTTGTGTGCTCTGATACAACTAGAGCCAATCCACGATCTACGTTATAGTTTGCTGAATCTTCATCAAGCTCTTCAATAAAGCGAATCTTTACTGCTTGACCGTCAGCGATCTTAAACCAACGAACCTTTGCACCTGTGCCTTCAAACTTTGGCTTGTCTACTAATGCGTTAATGTTTTTTAGTCCTTTTACAATTGCCATTTTTATTTCTCCTTGTTTATTGTTTTTCTATTTTAGCATAGACATGATAGAGTTGTCAAACTGGAACTCCAGTTTTCTAATCTCATCATCATCCATGTCTCCTATGTCTTTGTATTTCTTGTCTAGATTGATAACAGTTACAAGATGACCTAGTTTTTCAACTAACTTATCTTTCATAATGCTACCAGCCTCATCGTTGTCTGCAATAAGTACAACATTGTTGAAGTACTTTTCTAATAGTCTGATTTGAGATACAGACACATTAGCACCCAGCGTTGCAACTGCTGGAAAACCTACTTGGTCTAAGCGGATAGCATCAAATGATGATTCCACTACATAAACTATACTAGAGCTTTTAACTCTATGCAAGTTAAACATTACCTTACTTTTTGGAAGTCCTGGAGTATTTTTAAATTCTTTTCCTTCAATAGTTCTAGCAACAAAACCAAGACACATTCCGTCAGGTGAGTGTACAGGTATTGTTACAGAGCCTTGCTTTTCAGAGTATCCTAAGTCAAACTTAACAACAGATTCTTTTGTTACTCTACGACCATTAAAATAATTCATTGCTCGTGGTGCATCAAGTGCCTGTTTATTTAATCTTTTTATAAGTAGTTCATCATACTGTACAAAATCAGGTGGTGCGTATAGTGCTTTATCTACTATGGTCTGTATATCAGACTGTTGCTCTTTACCTTTGATGTACCGTACCGTTTCAAAATACGATCTATTAGAGGTGAACATAATAAGCTCAACAAGATTTTTTGTTACTTGACATCCAAAACAAAAGAACAAACCACTATCCTTTGCTACTTCTCCAGCAGGTGTTCTGGTATTGTTATGATATGGGCAATAGATAATGAAGTCATTGCCAAATTCAGCTTCAATATCTAATCCTGCACCGTTGAGAACACGACGAATCTGTTCTTCTGTATAAATCTCTTTACTTACCATCTTCAAAATCCTTGTAACGATAGTAGCCCTTGTCAAAGTCACACTGTACTAAAAAGTCTCCCATAAAACCATTACGGTTCTTTCTAAAGGCACACTCAATAATATCGCTATTGCTAGCACGACCTAGAGCCATAACCCAGTCAGCATCATAAGCAATCTGTCTTGACCAAGCTGTTTGTGCAAGAGTGGGAACAGTAGACATGTCCTTTACATCATCAGGTGTAGCAGATGAAATAGCGATGATAGGAACTTCTTCGCTGATAGCCATGAGCTTGAGTTCACGAGAAAGGTTCTTCATCTTTACCGTTTCATTATCAGCCTTTTGATTTGGGCTCATCAACTGAAGATAATCAACTACAACAAAGTCTGGCTTATATTGATCTAGCTTTCCACGGATTACAGAAGGTGTTACCTCTCCACCAGAGTCATTTGAAATAATATGAAATGGTGGACGACCATCAATTCTATCCGCATGCCACTTCTTCATCATGTCAAGTTCAATTTCACCATTTGATAATTTACGATGCGACCAAAGACCTTCACCCATGATTGTAAATACACGATTACGAACTTCTGTCTCGCTCATCTCAAGGGAAATAATAAGGGGCGTTTTACCCTGTTTCCAGGCCTGTACAGCAAAGTACAGAGCCATCCATGACTTTCCTATACCAGGGTAGGCTAAAAAGACTCCTAGCTGGCCAGGCATAATTCCAGAAGGCAAGTAGTTATCAAATCCTGGAAGTCCAGTCTTAATGCCACGAACTCCAAGAGCCTGTTGTTCTTTAACATTTTCAAAGTATGCAATAGCAGAATCAATATCTGTTGCATCAATATCACGAATAGAAGATGTATTTTTCTTTAGTGTTGATGTCTTGGTAATGAGATCTTCAAGTGCTTGCACACCTTGTCCACCCTGAACTTCTGTTGCAGCAGATCGTAAAATATCTTTTAGACTATCATTTAAATACTCAGACTGTAGCTCTTCTAGATGATGCTTTGTTGCACCAACATCTTTAAGAATCTCAAAATCTCTAAACTTTTCTACAACTAAGGATGATGGTGGTACTGTTCCATTGTTTTCAGCATATAGGCGAATAAAGTTCCATACATCGTTGTGTGTTCTAAGTAATGTCTCTACGTTAGCTTGCAGCAGTACATGAAGTTGCTTATCTTGTAATACCGCTGAAATTACTTTAGCTTCCGTATTATTCACTTAGCCACTCCTTTGCTTTAGCCCTGCGCTCTTGTCTTTCTTTTAGATCCTGCTCTACATCTAGTTTACCATTAAGAATCTTTTCTGCGTTATATGCAAAATAATTCCAGCTTGCTTCTTGTGCAACAGAAAAGTAATAGTCTAATAAGTCATAACACTGCGACATTCCATATGACTCAATGAGTCCATCTGCTGCCCACTGTTCAACATTTAAATTTAAAGATGGCTTTTGCTCATACTTTGCTGTGTGCAATTTTGAGTATCTACTAAGCAAAGCCATGCGGTCTTTGCGTTCAGCCATTACTCGTTGATTTCAGACTTTGCTTCGTTAATCTTTTCAGTTAGCTTATCTTCTACAAACTTATACACACGCTCAAAAGCTTCGTTTGTAGTTTCTCCATCACGCTTACTATCTACAACTCCAAGATCAAGTCTAAGTGACTGAAAGTTACCTAGATTAAGTGTATATCCTAGTGTTACATTTACCTTTGTTGGTTCGTTTGTTACTACGTAGTTGCTATTTTCCATTACCCCACCCATTTCTAAATTATATAGACTCATTCCACACTGGAATAAATCGTCCATCTTCTGTTCTCGTATATGTAAGTATACCGTCTCCCATTCGCCGTGTCAACTCTTGGCTTGTAGGAGTCATGTTGTTCGTTATTAATTTGTCTTTTCTTGGTTGTCCAATATGTATACTTGCAAGTATAGCACGTATCTCTCTTACATGCGATTCTGAATAATAAGCTCTTACTTTAAATGATCTTTCTCCGTTAAGTGATGCACCAATTGGAGGAGGAATGACTCCTCGTTTAATTAAACTTGGAATATATTTTCTGTGTCTATTGACAAGCTTAGCAGTTTCTGCTACACTGTATGCACGCTCACGATTTTTTTTAAAGTCAGCAAGTAAGCATGTTTCTAAACGATCTTTAGTTATATTATAAAATGTAACCATGCCAGTAGAACGAGAACTATGATAGACCTTAACAAGGTCTCCATTAATAAACCATACTTTAACTTTACCTTTTATTACAGGTTCGTTATTGTATGCTTGGCTCTGGATTTTTCCTTTTGAAGTATCCATCGTCCCTCTTTTGTTGCTGAAGGTGGGTGATAGAATTTTCTATTCCCACAAGTAATGCATGCTGTTTCTAAGTGCTCAGAAGTTGTATACTGTCTATCAACAAAAATACGACCATTACATCTGTTACATTTTAGCATCAACGACCTTACTTAGAAACTTTGTCTTTAAGGCTTTTAGAATATTCTTCTGATGCCTTTTCTTTTTCTTCTTTTTCTTGTGCAAGCTGAGTAATATCTGCTCTTAGTATTGCAATCTGTGTTTCATAATTTGAAACAAGCTCACCAATACGTTGTTGTAGTGCCATAACTACAAGTTCTGCCTTGTTGTCCATTTATTTCACCCCTTTTGTTTTTATGATAAAGAATCTAGTTCTTCTTGAAGCACTTGCTTTTGAGCAAGGATGTCTGATAATTGATCAGTCAGTGTTTGTATGTTTTTTTGATTAGGATCCGATAGTACTTGTTCTTGTGCTAAAGATAGTACAGCATTATATTCTGAGTATGCAATGTTTTTTAAATGTTGTAAAACAATTATAGATTTTTCTTCATTAGTAAGATCTGACATTTATTGTATTATCCTAAAGATGATATTTCTGACAATAGTGCAGCTGTCTTTGCATTAATGCTATCTATTTGACCCTGTATCTCATCAATTAAATTTTGCTGCGGTTCAATTGCAGCTGACTCTTCAACCAAAGAAATTTCAGAATTATACTTAGAATACTCCAAGTTTTTAAGATGTTGATTGATTATATCAATCTTTTCTTCTTTTGTCAATGTGTATGCCATTATTGCTCCTTATTAGTAGTACATATAAAGTATATCATATGTAATCTTACTGTTTGTCTTTTTATACTGGACCGCCACCTGATGATGCCTGGGATGGTACAGACCATGCACTTACACCAGCAGCATTTCTTGCTCTTACAAAATACCAGCTTGCTGCAGTACGTGGTGCGGAGAACTGAGTATTAGTTATAGCAGGCTGACCAGATGCTGGGTAATCTGGAGTTACACTTGATGATGGTGCAGGGCTTGAACTTGACTGATACCAGATTTCATAGCTAGTTGCTCCAGATACTGCGTTCCAACTAATAACAGTACTTCCTCCAGAAATTTGTGCAAATACACCTGTTGGAGATGATGGAGGTGATGCTGGGGCAAAGGTTGGGAAGAATGGGAAGAAAGGAGGGAAGAACGGTGGGAAGAATGGAGGGAAGAATGGTGGGAAGAATGGAGGGAAGAACGGACCAAATGTTGGGAAGAACGGTGGGAAGAATGGAGGGAAAAATGGAGGAAAGAATGGAGAAGCAGCAGAAGTTGTAACATCTTGGACAACACCTGGTGTATAAACCCCTACCTGATTTATGCCATATACCAATACACTATATGTTATTCCAGGTGCAAGACCAGTCAGTGCTCCTGAAGTTGTAAGAGTTGTAGTTTTAGGATATCCAGAAACGTTAGCTAAAGTTACTTTTCTATATATGTCAACATAGTATTGTGATGCATTTGTTGATGACCAGCTTGCTGTAAATCCAGAAGAATTAATGTTTGTAATAGTAATAGATACTGGACCTGATAATGTAACAAATGATGTTGAAGAAGCCACCGTATCGCTAGCACTTGATATGACAGATAAAGATGGTGAATATGCTGTATTTGGACTTAAACTAGTAATTGATCTTGAAGTAGCTGTTGTTCCTGTATATGGAGTAGAGGGTGCTCCTGGAATTGATATAGAGTAAGTTGACTGGTTTGTAGATCCCCAAGAAAGTGTAGTAGATGTAGCAGTAGGAGTAGAATTTGTAAGTGCTGAAGATATTGTTGGAATAACCATGGATATTGATGAAGCTGTTCCAGAACCAGTTGAATTCTTTGCTCTTACAAAAAATGTATTACTACCAGATAGTCCATTTACGCTGTAACTTAAATTATTACCAATATCTGTATATCCAAAGTTATTAATTTGAACCTCATAAGAGGTTACTGTTCCAGCTGGTGCTGACCATGTAAATGTTTTTGATCCACCATTTCCAGCAGACTTTGCTAGATTAGGTGGTGCACCTGGTATTGCTGCTGATGTAGTAAATGATGCACCAGTAGTTGTTGCAGTATCTCCATTAGGTCCAATTATTGTAAGAGTTGGAGTATATGTGGTGCTTGGTGTTAATGCATTATTTACAGCATAAGATGTACCAGAACCACTTCCAGTAAATGGGCTTCCTGTTGCCCCTGGAATTGATAAAGAGAATGAGCTTTGATTACTAGATGTCCAACTAAAGGCTGCACTAACAGAGGTTACTGGGCTTGCAGCTGGGAATGTAGAAATAACTGGCGGTGTAAATTGTCCCGTACTTACTGATGATCCTGACCCTGAAGCATTAAAAGCTCTTACCTGAAAAGTGTTTAATCCGTTTATAACATTTAGTGAAACAGAAGTTGTTAAGCCATTATTAATCCATCCAAGATTATTAAGTTGATATTCATATCCAGTTGGAGTTGCTCCACCTGATGGTGCACCCCACGTAAATGTTTTAGCTAAACCGTTGCCTGTACTCCTTTGAAGGTTTGTTGGAGCTCCAGGGACAGGTGTTGCAGTTGTAAATGTTTGAGATGCTGAAGCCGTATCTCCACTTGAAGATGTAACTGTAAGTGTTGCTGTATATGTTGTGCTTCCAACAAAAGCATTGTTTACTGCATAAAATGTTCCAGAATCATTTCCAGTAAATGGTGTTCCAGTAGCACCTGGAATAGACAAAGAGTAGCTTGACTGATTTGTTGATGTCCAGTTAAATAAAGCTGATACTGAGGTTACTGGACTTGGTGCTGGAAATGATAGTGTTGGAACTGTAAACTGTCCTGTGCTTACTGATGTTCCAGGACCTGCTGCCGATCTTGCTCTTACCAAAAATGTTAAATTCTGACCAGCAATGTTTGTAAAGGATACAGACCTTGTTAGACCTGTGCTAACCCAGCCAGCACCACTTAAGTTATACTCGTATGATGTAGGTGTTGTTCCAGATGATGGTGCACCCCATGTAAATGTTTTATTTGGTCCATTTCCAAGTGTTCTTTGAAGGTTGGTAGGTGGACCTGGCACTGGAGCAAGGGTTGTAAATGCAGTTCCAGTAACTGTATGTGTATCTCCAGTGGACGAAGCAATAGTTAATGTAGGAGTATATGTTGTACTTCCCTGCAAATCAGTTGATGGTGTTGTGGTTATTGTTTCTGTAGTTCCAGTGTAAGGTGATGTTGCTCCTGATGGAGATAATGCTAAAGACCAACTTGCTTGATCATTAGATGCCCAATCTATTTCTGCAGCAGTAGAGTTAAAAGTTAAAGCAAATGGTGCTGTTGTAATTCTAGGAACAGTAAATGATGGAGTTGATACAGCAGAACTTTCAGCGGTTGGTCCAACCGACCTTACAGAAAATACATTGTTTGATCCATATACAGTTGTTATTGAAACACTTGTAGATAAATTATTACTAATCCATCCTGAATCACCAAAAGGTGATGTGTATCTGTATTCATACCGTGTAAGTGTTCCTCCTCCTACTGGAGCTGTCCAACTAAAAGTTTTTGATGTTCCATTACCAAGAGTTCTTTGAAGATTTGTTGGAGGGTTTGGAGGTGTTTGAATTGGACCAAAAACTGCAAATTGTTGTACCCCAATAGTTGTTCCAAAGTTATAATCTGTTCCACTATTTTTTTGTGTATCAACTGCATAATAATATGTTCCTGCTGGAATAGTTGATGGTGTAACTAAGGATGATGTAACATTATAAACACTAGAAGTAACAGATGGAGCACTAGTTGTTATTCCTGATGTTACCTCTGTTCCGTAGGTTGCTATGTTATCTGCTGTGTATGTGTTAGATGTTGCTGTATACCATTTTACTGAGCTTCTTGTTGAGTCTGGCAGATATTCTGCAGTACCGTTCCAAGATGAAGAGTATTGTAATGTAGCTGGCAAAGATGTAACAATGCCAATAATTCTTGGATTTACTCCTGATGCTTTTAATGGATTATTTCTAATTAATGGAATTCTATATCCAAGACCAGTTTCTATATTGTCTGAATTGTCTGTACCAATGGTTCCAGTAGATGTTGTCGCTTTTACTGTAAGCAAAAGCCATTTACCATCCCACGAAGATGTATTAAATACAATTTCTACATATGATGCAGGCATTGATGTTTCAGATATTAAAGTTGTTAGTGGACCAGTATCAATTAGAGCAGATGTTGAACCTTCAAGTTTATATCTATAAGATGATATAGTTTCTCCATTACCGTCCCAAACTCCTCTTTGAGCATATTTTGTTGAACCAAATATAATAGGTTCAATTACATAGTTATTTCCTGCTTGATCTGAAGAAAAATATGGAGCAGTCGTTGTAAATGGTCCTAACTTTGGCCAAAAAACTGACCATAGTGTTGCAGTTTTTTTAATCCATGCTCTTGTAACTGGAACCCATTCTGTTGGACTTTTCTTAACCCATATCTTTGTACCAGGCACCCATGTGCTAGCATCTTTTTTAGTCCACAACCCCATGTTAAAAGTCTACCAGTAAATCTCCAGCGTATCCAGTATCTGCGGTTGGCGTGCTAGTTATTCCAGACCCTCTATAATAAATTCCCATACCAAGTCTAGCTTCACCTGAACCTGGATCTATCACAAGCATTCTTGATCTTGGATATCTTCCAAGTGGAGGAATTCCTCTGTAATTGTTACCACTTCCAGCATCTGTCATATCTACATCCCTATGAACCTGTATTCCAGATATAACAACACCATATGTTGGATCCATCTTAATTTGTGATGGAGCATCATATGCTATTGCTTCTTGAGTTGATGTAGGTCTTGTTCCAGCATTAGCTACTCCAGATGCGTATACGATTCCTTCACTTGCCCTTAATATTATAGAGCTAGATGTAAGATTAATATAATTACTTGATGAAGATTGAAGCCTAATTCCTGATGAGTCAAATTGTTGGTATACGTTAGAAGATATTTGTGTTCTAATTCCACTTGCATTAAATCGTTGCCAAATATCTGCAACTGCTTGAATTGTAATATTGTCATTTCTAAATGTTTGATGAGTATCTGAATCTATTTGAATTTTTATTCCTTCTGAATTCATTTGATAAGCAATATCATCTGTTGCCTTCATAATAATTCTTCTACTTGCTGGAGTATCTGAACCTTCAACATTTATAAACAAAAACTCATCTGCAGTTAATTTAATTACTCTATTAGTAAAAGATGCCCATGCTCCATACTCTGTATCTGGAGAATAAATAGGCTGTCCTTTTGAACCAAGAGTAGTTCTTTTTGCAGTATAAAACAACATTGCTTTTTGTCCTGTTGGAATTGCGGGGGTAAGTTTATCTCCAGTTGATGCTGTTGCAGCATCTAAAAGTAATCCTATATCTGGTCCTGCTGATAGCTGGAGTCCTGTAGTTGTTGCTGTTATAAATGGCGTACTTGCTCCATTAGTAAAGTAATCCCAAGTCCCAGTAAATAATCCAGCTCCAACTGTAGGATTTCCCCAATAGTCTTTATAGCTAGATCCAGCAGAAATGTATGGACCATTAACTGGACCACTACTTGATATATCGTTTCCACTTGTCCATGGCGGTGTTGCACTTGGACTAGTTAAATATATGTTGTTGTTTCTTGGAACTAAGTATGCTGCTGGACCAAAAGTACCAGGTGTTGTACCTGCTGTTTGCAATGACATATAACCATGTTCACCGTCCATGGTCATTTTTCCAAGTGCACCTACGCTTGATACTGTTCCAGTAATCTTAGCATTTGATGCATATAGGTTTCCAGCTAGCGTTACTCTGAAAGCATGAGTTGTTCCTATAGCACCAGAACTATCTGAACCAGCCCAAAACACATTTTCTGTTCCAACAGGCGTACCGTTAATGTTATCTGATGGTGTACTGCCAGTAGATATGTATGGTCCATTTATTCCAGCTGTGTACCCCGCAATATTTTGTGAACTTACTGATATATTTCCATCGGATGAGTTTAATGATATATTTGCAGCACCAGACCTTGATATAGATGAAGCATTTACATTCCAGCCACCAATAACAGCGCTTCTTGTAGTAAATAAACCATCTTCTGATCTTATTGTTGTTATATCTCTTGTTGTTGATGAGTTAAAGGTTAGGCCATCTTTGTTTAATATAAAACCAGTTCCTGTAATCAATATAACTGATCCAACTGAATCAGTAACTAAAGCATTAGTTGTATTAGCAACAGTAAACGTGTTTGATGTCCTTGCTGTTATTTTAAACTTGCCGTTGTACCCTGCTGGCAAAAGTCCAGAAATAAGGATATCATCTCCAACTACATATTCATGGTTAGCAGTTGTTCTATAGGTTGCTGCTGTTGCTGTATAGGTAACTTGATCTATAGAAAATACTGTTGGTGGCGTAATAAATGATTGAAGAGATCCTCCTCCAGCAATTGTAACGTTTCCACTAAATGTTCCTTTTCTTGCAGAAATATTTCCATCAATTACAAAATCAGAACCGCTCCAGTCAATATAGTTTGAATTTTCTCCACCAACCCTTATTGAAGCTGATTGATCTGAATCAATGCGCCAGTAGTTATACGGATTAAACCTTAATCCACGTTGTGATGGACCAGAGTCTTGAATTCCATATCCAAATCTAAAAGCTGTGCTGTCTAAATCAGATGCATTTGCTTTTGCTTGAAAATATCCAGAAACATTTACTTTTTCACTTGCAATGTATGGAGTTCCACCTATTTGAACATTATTTCCAGCAAAGTAATTTGAAGAAAGATTATTGTACTGATCATATGTTGCAACCGCAATCTCATATTCTGCCCCAAGGCTTAGTCCAGTTAACCTATAAGATGTTGCGTCTCCAATTGAGTCTGCAGTTGAATATTTTGAAACTGGATCTGTAACTGGTCTATACCTTATTCTGTATCCACGTATATCTCCAGCTGTTATTGGGCTCCATGAAAGGTCAATATATCCATTAAATCCAACTACTCCTGTAGAATCTATTCCACCTGATGTCTCAAGTGATGTAACATCTGGTGGCCCCTCATTGTCTGCACCTACAGAACTTGTTGGTGTTACTTTTTGAGCAGCAGAAAAAGCTGTGTATATTCCAGCATCTGAAGAAAATCTTGCCTTTACCCACCTTTGATTTGTTCCATCAGGGATTATGTTTGCTGGGTTTAATGATCCAAAATAAGTTCTGATATATGTAACACCTGTTGGCTCTGTTAAATCTGTAGACTCATATTCAACTACATCAATAGCATCATAAACATCTTCAGCTGGAGTTGTGTATGAAACACTATAGCCACCTTGAATTGGTTTAACATCAATAACTGGTATTGGCAAACTTAAAACATATTCTGGAACTGTGGAAGCACAAATTGTATTACTTATGTTATTAAGTGGATCTGCGGTTAGTACGCAGACTGCAGAAAAACTTGTTCTAAACACATTAAACATTGATGTAATTATAGACTTTGTTACTGTTATAGTTTGTCTAGTTTGTGTTGTGTTTGGTATAAAGATATTAGACTGCGATCTTTTTGTTACTCCACCTGAAGTTAGTTGTACAATAAACTGTGACACAGAATCATTAACATCATTAGCATAATCCCAGTCAAAGCTTATAACTAAATCATTTCCAACCCAAGCTACAGAAACATTTGTTGGGTCAGTTGGAACAACAATTACTGGTCCAGAACCACCAGGATATGTCTTGGGAGGTTTATTTCCTCCACGTGGAATAGTTATGCTACCAAAATCTGGAGGCAGTGGCGCAGGTGGAGTTCTTCCAGCAGGGTTGTTTAGATTTCTACCGCCACCTATTAATGCTTTTCCATCAAGACCAACAATATCAATTTCAGCACCTTGTCGTGCTTTTGTCTGTCCTATTTTACCTGGCTTTAGTCGTGGATCATCAACACCAATTGGTACCGTTTGATTTTTACCAACGGACTTACCACTTGTATATTTTGACTTCACGTTGGCCTCTTAATTACTTTGGCCCTATTGCCATCCAGTTTACAAAAAAAGTTCCAGTTATTGCGATTCCATCACTGTTAGTGCTATTTGGATTAGTTACTCTGTATGTAAAACCCTCTTGTGTTACAGCAACAACAGTTACTACAATATGAGAATTCCACTTTACTTTAGTAGATTGTGTATTCTGTAGTGTTGCAGTAACTATTGGAGGTGCGTCAAATGATGATGCTCCCGATACGTCGTCTGCAAAAACAACATCGCCATAGTATACCTGTGGCACATTGTTTGTAGCTGAATCAAAGGTAATTCCTGGTAACTCTGGATTAAACTTGTTCTTACCAAAAACAATCTTTTGTGATCCTGGGTCATACTCATGAGATAAGTCAGACTCACCTTGCCAGTTTGTCTCGCCTGTACCCTGAATTCCAAAATTATTGGTAATTGCGGTGATGCTATCGCTATGCTGATTAACAACATTAATAACTTGCTGCCATGCAGCAACGTCTATTACGTTTGGATCTGATATTTTAATGTATGACATTATAATCTCCTAGATTTCAATTATACCACAGCCATCCTTCTAATCTAATCTATTCATCTTGATAGATGTTGAAAGCCCAGAATCAAATGAGTGTGATACTGACTGAACCATGTATCTTTGGCTGCTAATACCATTTAGTGAGTAGGTTAGTCCCACTATGTCTCCTACTTGAATTAGTGGGTTGCCGAAGATATTTAAAGTTACCGTTTTTGAAAATCCATCCAGACCCATCTCAACAATCTTGAGCATTTTATATGCTGCCTCTTTTGATTGAATCCACTCAGAGTCTAACTGAAGAACTTCTGACATGTTGGATTGGTCAACAACCTTTTCAATAATCTCTGGATCTGATGGAGCCACAACTTCATGTGTCCACAAGTTAAAGTTAATAGTGAATTGATTAATCTCATCAGATTCTTTGCGTAAGAAAACCATATGAGGAGAATTGTTGGCTACTGCTATCTTTGCTCTAAACCCAGTATTGATAGGAGTTGAGTATGCCAAAGAGTATTCATCAATAATCTTCTTTTGATAATTTTTTTGATCTTCTGGTTCATTTCCTGGGAAGTAGTACCACATATATTCAATTGGCAAAACATCAACAGACACTGCAGCTGGAGTTGTATATTGAACATCATACACATTGATTCCTGAAATTTCTGGTGTTGTCTGCATAATATAACTTGGAGACAAGTTGGCTAGGCTTTGGTTTTGTATTAAACCATTTAAAAATTCTCTGTCTTGGTAAAAATAACTTACACTTCTTTCCTTTAAAGGCTTCTTGGTTGCATGTATTTCTCTTAAAGATGATGCATGATTTGAATCAGAGGGTGGGAACTGTAGTGGTGGCTCTAAACCATCTATTGCATTAGGAGCTGAAGATGATACAAATCCAAACTTTGTGTCAAGAACCATGTCATTTGCTACAGATGGTTTTCTTCTCATTCCAGTTAATGGATTAATGCTTGTTGGCTTATATCCTGTTGCACCTGTATCAGGGTCTGATGGGTCTCCAGGAACTTGCCAGCTACTAATCTCAACATTATTTAAAAAGACAGAAAGAATATTCTTGCTTATTTCTGCTGTTCCGTCTTCACCGTCTGATCCGTCAGAAATATATCTAACAACCTTTAGGTTAAATGCGTTATCAGTTACATAGTCGTACTGATATTTATTATCAACCTTGGTTTTATTAATTATTTTAGCAAAATTATTTGTTATGCTCTGACATTCTCCAGTTACATCAGACCAAGCAACTATATATCCATCAGTACGAATTGTAAGGGCATACCTATATCTTGGTGGATCATATAAGGTAACGGTTCCTGGTACTAAAACATTGTACTTAATCAGTTCAACAAAGTATGCCCAGTCAGTTGATTCTTCATCCTTCATATTAAAAAATAAACCTGCTGTTGTTACAGCTTGATCTGGCATGTCAAACTTAACAGAATATGTTTGATATCCTATATCAAGCGCATCTGTTGGATATATTAAGGTCTTATTAGTTCCAAATGTTTCAACTCTAATTTTATCAATGCTTGGCAAGCTATCAGTTATTTCACCATTACTTGTTTTACTGTTAATTATAGAAGCATCATTAGATGCTGACACATCAGTGTAATAATAATTTATAGATTTTTCGGAAAGGCTTTTGCTTGCTAACGAATCTATTCTAGCATGTTCTGCTGGGGCAGTACCAAACATTCCACGTTTTACGTTTGTTATTTTTCCAGTTGGTGTTATTAAAATGTCTGATGTAGAGGCAGTAAATGCAGAACCTGACTTAGTTACTGGGTCAAGAGAGTGAGATGTAGTAAGTATTAAAAAGCTAGTTGCATCTGCATCAAGCACTGTTCCAGATAAATTAAACTGAGTTGGAACCATACCGCTAATGTTAACCCTATCACCAACAGCAAAATCATTTTCTGCATAGTATGTGTTTATTACTCCATCTCCTTCTGCATCAGTAACTATTGCAGACTTTTGATTTAGACCAACACCGTACTGCTTAACAAACCTATTGATTTCTGAAGATAGCTCAAGGTTATTTTTTACCGAAACCTTTTCTGAAAGATTGGAGCTCATGTTTGTAATTTCGTACTCTTTGTAAACAAAAGAAACAATCTCATTTTCAATAGCTGCATAGCCCTCATTATTCATGTTGAACGTGTGAAAAATATCTAACAAGTCGTTATTGTTGATCTGAAACACGTTTGTATCTTCTGACATGTCCGCATTAAGATAGTTAAATCCAACAGAATCCAAGGTCTGCTGCTGCCACACCACATCATTTGAAGTTGTATAAATAAATGATGGAGAGTTTTTAATTTCTAGGTTTGTAACATTTTGTAGCGATGGCGATTGTTTAATTTTAGGTGTCTGATATCTTAGGGATATTTTTCCTGGCTTAGCGTTATTGGATATTGAAAATCCACCTTCTAAAATATTTGAGTCTGAGATACTGAGTGATGTTGTTGTTGAAGACAGGATATCCTGCAAACTTAAAAACTTCATAATTCCATACTCATCAATATATGCGCCTATTTGATATGCAACAAAGATTTGGCTTAAAGCATCTAAAACTGTTGTATCCTTTGAGTTACAGTAGTAATAGGATAGGTCTAATGGTGCTGACTTATTATTACATATTCTATATAAAGAGTCATAGTCATAGTCTGTAAAACCAGCAAGATCTAATATGTTTGTTATTACTTCAAATACAGTCTTTAGACTTGCTACATAGTCTGGTACTGGTGTTGACTGCAAATACCGTGAAATATCAAAGCACTGAACGCTTATGTCGCTAATATCATTTTCTTCCCAAGTATCTGAATAGAATATACCCCCTGGAATGTATGTGCCTGATGTTGTTACGCTGCCAGGTGATGCATAATCAATAAGGTTAAAGTTAACGTAAAACTTAATATTTTTTCTTAAAATATTTGCTAATATACTAGATGCTTGATTGCTTTGACTAGAAAAAATGGGAACCAGTGTTGATCCACTCATTGCTGGTATACCTGACAGGCTAATTCTTGCATCATTTGTATTAATTGAAGAAATTGGAAGAGCAGTTCCTCCAGCATCTAAAGACTTATCTATGCTTATATTTTGTACAAAATCTGAAAGGTCTATTTCAAGTCTTGGAGAAACTTCTATTAAGTGCATTCTTTTTAGATCTAAAGATATATTAGAGTTGGCATTTGATACTCCAGTTATTCCAGAAAGTGCAGAATTTGCTTGGCTTGATGTTTGAGTTACCGTAATCTTTTTTAAATTTGTTGAAATAGACAATGCCCCAGCTGAATCAAACTTTGGCATAACTGACCATTTACTTGTACTCCAAGCAGATCCTGTCCAATATAAAACTACAACTCCGCTACTACCAACAACTACTGACTGAGAACTTGTTGACTCAGTTCCATTGACAACAGCAGTTATAGAGATGCTCACCGTTGGAACAGTCATTAATGTATTAAACTTTAAAACAATTTTATTTGTAGGAATTATTTTTTCATATACAGCAGTGATGCTTCTTGAGTTTGAGTCCGAAACAAAGTATTTATATGGTGCGATGTCAGACGGTAGCGCTGTCTTTATGTTTGGTATTGTTGATGCTGCAAGAAAAAACTTTGGGTTTTGTAGTATACAACTTACTGGAGAATACTTGTTTCCAAAAAATCCTCCAGTTGAAGACTCAGTGCTTAAAAGTTTAGAAGCTATTCTTCTATAGTTAGATGGAAAAGAATACTTTGAGTCTCCAGACGAAACATATGATTCTCCTGGTCTGAAGTATGTAAATGCACTTTCGGTTGGAAATAAAGAATGATTGTAAAAATCAAACGCTGTTGTCTCATATACTTCTGGCAACGTATAGCGAACTGTTGCAGTGAGATCATCTGCATCAGCACCGCTAATTGTGTTGGCTGTTATTTTATAAACAAAAGAAGATATTGTATCTAGGCTTCCAGAAGATCCTATGTATGTAACAGCCTTTGTCCAGCCAAGTGAATCAACATCTATATTTTCTGTACCGTACTGAGTATCTGATCCTTTTGCAGATGCTGTAACCATAACTGGAGTTGCTCTGTTTGTTTTTACATAAGTTACTATTTTATATGCTTTTCCAGACAATCCAGAGAATGTATACGAAACTGATCCAGTACCGCCTGACATTGTAAATTTTTTGGTTGTAAAGTTTTCTTTTGATTCTGCTGTTGTGGCATTTGTATCAGTTCCAGATGTTGGAGATATCTTTGTGCCTGTTCCAGCAGTGGTAATATATGGCTGATTAAATAAGTTATGATTCCATTCAGCAGAAACTACTGGTACTAATGTTATTGAGTTTGATCCTGTAAATACTGATGAGAGTTCGCTACTGAGCATTATATCTCCGTAAACTCAATACTCATATCAACATAGTCTGAAAGGTTTGTTCTGTTAATTATTGTTTTAGAAAAATCAGTCATAAAAACAGTGTATCTTTTTGCTCCAGTTTCAGTTGATCCACTATTAAGCGCTGTTTGTGCTGTGGTAAATGTTCCAGATGGTAGCGATCCTGCAGAAGAATCTGTAGCAAGTTCTGACGCTACAACCTTTATGTATATTGGTACTCCTGCATTTGATTGATAAAAAGATTCAAGCCAAGCAGCTGCATTAAAACCGTCAGCAGATTCAGAAGTTTTTGATGGTACATATTTCCATGATACTGATATTTTTCTTTTCTTGGCAACAACATATTTTCTCATTGTTCCATTAGCCATGCGTGACTGAGACTCAATTAGTTCTGTTGAAATCTGAATAGGCTCTCTATTATGGTCTGTAATGCTTTGCCAGCTATTATCTGCACCAGTCAAAGAAACCTGTATTCCTGCACCAATTGTATATGCCATTAGATGCTAACCTTGTTAGACTTATTATTCTTGTTAATCTCAACCTTTAGTCGTCTCATAACTTCGTTTGCAACACCCTCTGGGCTTGCATTGTTACTTGTAATAGGCATATTTATATTATACACTGTACCGCCAGAATTTGTGCTAATGTCTGCAGTTCCATTATTTACCGCATTCATTGCAGCAACTCCATAGTCCTTAACAGATGATGCCTTTACAACAAACTCTCCATTTGATACACGAATTGATCCTCCACCTGCATATCCAAGTGTTGCTCTAATGGAGTCAGATCGTCCTGTTCCAGGGCCCTTGATAAGGCCACCATTGGCCTTCTTAGGCAGTTTTGCCTTCTCAACGCTAGTTAGCTTAGACCCATCTTTAATCTCAGTTACTCTTGCTCTTAGAGCATCAATTTCAGCATCCTTTTTTCTTAACTCTGTCTCTTTATTAAATTCCATTTGTACATTTCTTGACTGTTGACCAAGCATTGCTGCCTCTATGTAGTTTCCAGAAATTTTAGCTTGTACTGCCTGACTAGCCAGATCTTGAAGCTTCATCTGTAAATCAATCTGTCTTTGAACCTCTTCGTTTGCTGCTTTTTGTGCATCACGCTTAGCTTCTAGTTTATTAATCTCTTTTTCTAGCAGCTTAATGTATTGTTCTTCAGCAGTTAGTTTATCTTTGCCCTTGCCTGTTCCATCATCTGGGCTTTGATAATCTTTTACATTTGCTCCTCCACTGCTACTTGTCAGCTTTCCAAGTGCTTTTCTTGCTGCATCTCTTGCAGCATTAAAGCTCTTTATAACCTTTTCAGCATTATAAACTCTTATAGCATCATCTGGACCTGCAACTGTTGTATTTTGAAGTATAAGCATGGCCTCAATTGCTCCAGATAGTGCACCAGTTAATCCTAGGGCTTGGGCTTCCATAATAGCTAACTTGTTACCTGTTCCAGTTATTCCTTGTGCAGCTTTTTGCAAGTTCTTTGGAAGGACCTTCATCATTTCATTTAATAAAATAGTCTGTTCTGGTTTTGGCATTGTTGCAATAGCAGAACTAATTCTTGCAAATCCCTGAGCAAATTGTTCTGCAGAGATTGTTCCATTTTCTAGCTGTGCTCTTAATCCATTTATAAATCCATTAGCAGCATCAGCAGCTAGCTTAATATTTTGCTTAGCTCCTTCTGCATACTGAGTAATAACCCCATTAGCTCCTCTTTGAGAGCTAACAAATATCTGACTAATTCCAGCATCTATATCTTTAAGTATAGCTGTGAAATTTTTATCAAAATTTAAAATTCCTTTATCTGTTGATAGATCAATGTTAGCAAAATCAAACTTAAAGTCTGTTTTACCAGACTCTTCTTGCAAAGCCTTTATAATTAAATCTATTTGCTCTTTAGCAAATCCAGAACCACGAAGCTGAATAGCAATAGAGTCAAATACTAGCTTAGCTTGCTCACTAGTTCCCTTTCTTAATGACTCAATGTCTTTCTTAAAGTCTTTTTGGAATGCTTCATTTGTTTGAAGTGAATCAATTGCAGACTGCTCCTGTGAATTGGATCCCGTTGTCGTTGCATTATCTCTAGAAAGAAAATCAATCTTAGTAGGAACTACGCCAAAGAAGTCTCCAAGTGTTTTTAACTTCTTTTCAGATACTGTTGCTGCGTCTCCAAGACCTTCAACAGCAACACGCTCACGCTCTTTTGCTGCATTAAGAAGTTTAACTATACCCACTGTTGCTGCTAACCCTAAAGCTACTAACTTAAATGGTCCTGGTAGAAGACCTAGCACCATCTTTAGTGCTTGGAATCCAAATACCGCTGGCATAATCTTTTGTGCAAGCTCTCCCATTTTGCCAGGTAAGAATGCTGCTGCTATCAATGCAGAGTTTCCTGCCATGCCAACTGCTGCTCCACGTCCTGCAAACTTAGATCCAACATTTGCTGCTGCACCCTTAGCCTTTGACATTCTAGATTGTTTTTCAGGAGTTGTCATTGGAAGGAATACTGTTCCAGCTGGTGCATTTGGACCAATTCCAGCAGGACCCTGTGCTCTAGATGCTTTTCCAGATTTTGTTCCAGAAACAACAGCATTTCCAAGGACTTGTCCTGCTTTGTTAGCATCTTTCTTTTTAGACTTTACACCATCTGCTAAACTTTTTCCTGCATTTGCTCCTGCATCACTCATCTCTTTGGATGGAGATGAAATACGAAGAGCTGATCTTGCACCACTAATAAGTGCAGATGTAGCTGATTCAACTAAACTTTTTCCTTTAAGAGCAAAGTCTTTTGCTACCAAAGCTGATATCTGAACAGCGCCACGTCCACCGTAAGCTGCCTGTCTTTCTCCTGCTTTTTGATTTAAGAAGCTAACTTTATTTGAGCTTCTTGGTCTTCCAGTGGCAGTGTCTCTAGCAACTCCTCCGCCTGTTCCTGCAGGTGCAACAACAAACTCACCAGTTCCTGACTTTATCATAGCTGCTAAATATTTACGCTTTGCTTCTAATATTTGCTTTTCTGTTGTTATTCCAGACTGCTTAAGTTTTGCTAATTCAGTGTCTACTTTTGAAAGTCTTTCATCAGCAATCATGCCTGCTTGCTCTACAGTAATTCTCTTACCGTCAATTTTAATTCTAGCATCTGCCAGCAATCCTTCAGTAATTGCTTGCTTAGCATTTGCTCTCATATAGTCAATTCTTGATTTAGTTGCGCCGTTTGAGTCTTGTAGTAAAGCTCTTGCAGTTGCACCTTCTTTAGCTAACTGCTCAAGTTCTACTGTATGCTTTTGTGTTGAAACTTTATTTTCTCTCAAAGCTACAGCTGCTTGATCCCCTGCTTCGGCCAAAGCATCTAGTGTAAAAGGCTCTCCCTTAACACCAATTGCATTAAACATTGTATTTCTTGAACCTGTGCCAAGAGTTGTTGTACCACCAAAGGATCTTCCCCCAGCTAGTACAGCATTATCATCTTGTACTGCACCAACCAACTCTTCTTGGCTCTTTACTAAATCATATCCTTCGCCATCTACTTTATTTGTAAGCTTAAGTACTGTTGTTGAAAATCCCTTTAGTTCATCTCCAACTAATCTAATTGTTCTTGCAAGTTCGCTTGGTGCTGTAACATCAAAGTGAGATGCTACTGCAGATGTAGAGGTATTTGTAACAAACCTAGATCCCAAACCTTCTGCATATCCAGGTATATTGTCAGCAATCATTCCATTAATAAGACCAGCGTACTTCTTGCTCATCTTGGTTGGAATTACTGTTTCTCCTGGCATTAGTAATGCTAGTTCTGAATCTTGATTTCCTGTACCGCCAACTACCGCAGGCTTACCCTTTGCTCTCTTCTTGATTGGGCCACGGCCTATAGGAATGGCTGTTGGCATAAAGTTTCTTTGCGCTGCAATTGCTCTAGTGTATGCTCCAGTTAGCTTGTCTACTGATGCTGCTTCCGCTGTAAATGTTTGTGCAAGATTTCTATGAATTTGATCAAGAGATGCTGCTACTGCTGCTGCATTTCTTTGTTCAAGAGTCATGTACTTAACTTCAGTGCCAAGAGTTGCAGATGACTGACCAGTTTTATTAAAGAGGGTCTTCATTGCTGTAAAGCCCTTAATTATATTTGCAACACCGTTTGCAAGCAAACCGAATGTCATTAATAAGATTGGTCCTAGACCAGCAATAGCTGTTGTTGCAATAACTATTGCTTTCTTTGTTCCATCTCCAAGATTATTAAATCTATCTAATATGTTTGAAACAAATTCAGCAATTGGTGTTACTGCCTTCAAAAACTCTTCACCTACTGGAACCAATGAAAGCTTTAGATTTTCAACAGCACCCTTAAATTTATTCATAGCCGATTCTGAAGTCATGCCTAATTCTTTTTCAGACAGAGATGCTAGTTCTTGAACAGATGCACCAGCTAGGTCAAGAACACGTGCTGCCTGTGTACCATCTTTGGTAACGTTGGCAAAAAGTGTAGATAAACGAGCAAACTGGAACTTACCAAACATTTGCTCAATAACCTGAGCTCTATTTAGTGGATCAAGTTGATTTAAAGCTGTAGCAAACTCAACAACAGTTGCCTTAAGGTTTCCTCTATTATCTTCTACAATCTTTTTTGCATTGATTCCAAAAGCTAAAAGCATATCGTTTGCTTTTCCAGTTGGATTAATTAAAGATCCAAGACCAGACTTTAATGCGTTAGCCCCTTCTGATGCATTAATTCCACCTTCTTTCATTGCAGTCATAAAGAATGCTAAATCTTTAAGATCTCCACCAAGTTGTTCAACTACTGGTGCAGCTTTTGGAATTGCAGTTGACATATCATCAAGAGATAGAACAGTCTGGTTTTCTACTGCGTTAAGAAAATCAATTGATTCTGCAAGCTTTTCAGAAGACATTGAGAAAGCATTTTGTAAAGCAATTGTTGTTTCAAGAGCTTTTTGACTATCTACTTGTCCAAGAATAGAAAGCTTAGTTGCTGCAGTTGTTTGTCTTTGAAGATCTAACCCCTGAAAACCTGCTGCTGCAGCTTCTGCTGCAAGTCCAACTGTTTGAGAAACAGCAACACCATACTTAGTAAACTGCTTTCCAAGTTCTGTTATTCCTTCTAGTGCTGCTTGGGTTTCTGATGCTGGTGTAAATAAATCTCCGTATACCTTCTTAAAACGAATAGCCTGAGTTTCCATATCCATAAAAGTTTTTGATGCTGCTGCACCAACACTTATTAATGGAAGTGTAAAACCAACCATAAGCTGACGACCAGCCCACTGTGTATTCTTACCAAAGTTAAGTAGGTTTGTAGAGCCTTGCTTTAAAAGCTGATTAAGTAATGCTTGCTTTTCAGAAGCAATCATTGTCTTTGTTGCAAGATCATTCATGTCAAGAGACAGAGGTCTTACAGCAATTGCCTTCATAGCACCGTTTGCATCACGGCCCATCTTGATGTATTGTGTCTGAAGGTCTTTTACGTTTTCTCTAGCAACCTTGTTTATTGTCTCAAATTCAGACTTAAACAATCTACCAAAAGTTTTTGATGCTCCACCAGCATACCTAAAGTATTCTCCAAGTGAGAACTTATTCTTCTCTAAAGAATTTGTGAACGACTCAGTGGTTGTTCTGATTGTTTTCATCTGGGCAGAGAACTTGCCCGTAGCATTAATTGAGTTAATTAAGCCTTGCTGCATTTGAGCAGTAACTGCATTAGCTGCAGCTCCGCCCTTTGCCATTGATGTATGAAAGGCTGATATCTGTCTCTGTAAGTTTTTGATATTCGCCAGTGCTTCAGCAGTATCAATACTTACCTTAATATTGGACTGAGCATCAGCCATTCATTACACCTCTTTATTTAATTATTTACTCATCTGCATTGCTGGCAAAGAGTGTTGCTGCTTCAGAAATTGGAACTCCTGATGCTACTTCAACAATCTTATACACAGTAGGCAAATCAATATTTTCTTCCAGAGCAGCAATATCTGATGCTAGTTCTGGCTTGTATTGCTCCATTGCGATTAGTACACATTCCATAAGCAGATTAATTGACTTTTCGTTATCATCTACTACCTCTGCAATACCCTCAAACTTTTTCATAAACTTTCGTAAAAGTGAAATCTTAAGCGGTCTTAGAGTAATTTCTGTACCATCAATTAGCTTAATCTGTTGTGCTTCATAAACAGTTGTTGCCATGTTGATCCCTCCCTAGGTTTACATTAATTATACCATGAGAGAGGGGTCTCTTGCGTCTTCATAATCAAGCCCTATACCAATTCCAAATCCTACCTTTTGAGCATTCTGACCTTGCAGTGCTAATATGTCATTACTATCATTTGTTGCGCCACCACTAAAGACTCTTGCCTTCATGTTTTCCCATTCTTTCTGACCACGATCTGAGTCATTTGAGTCTTCTAAATCAACACCTTGGATTGCTGCAAAAAACTTTTTTTCTTGATAGTCTAGATCTCTTTTGCTAGATATAATTGCTATTATTTCTGATAAAGATAATGACTCTTCTAGTTCAGAGTAGTCCTTCCATATACCCAACAAAAATACTTCAGACTCTAACTTGGCTAAATCAAAATCTTCCCAAGATGGGCCTGGATCCCCTTTTTGTGCTTGTGTCTTTACGTCTTCTTCTTTATTTTCACCAATTTTAATATTTCCAGCTATATCTAAAATTTCATGAACTGTTGGCAAATCAATGTTGTCTTCTAATTCTTCTATGCTTTTAGATAGTAGTGGATAATACTGTTTCATAGCAATTCTTGTGCATTCCAGCAAAACTATCATAGCTTCATCATCATTTGTGGTGTACTTAATCTTATCAAAAGCATCCATAAACTCTCTAAGGTACTTAATCTTAAGAGGCATAATCTCTATTTCTGTTCCGTCAAACAGATAAATATTTTTTGTTTTATAAATTGATGTAGCCATAGTATATTAAGTTTACCACAAAAACAACAAAGCCCACCTCGTTATGAGATGGGCTAAGTCGTATTATTAAGTTGTTATTATGATACTGGTACGAAGGTACGATCTACGATCTTACCGTATGAGCCAGAACCATCTTCTGGTAGTAGACGGAATGAAACTTCAAACATTGAAGCCTCGTCACGCTTTGCAGATACTGTTACATTCTCAATTGAGAGTGCACGGTATGCGGTGTATACACGCTCTACTGTAGTAGAGTTAGCACAGTCACCTGTTCCTGGACCAATTGCAACAATTCCTCGTTCAACTGGGCACTCACCGATTTGTCCAGCGGACAAGTTAAGAGAGCGTCCGTTTGAAGTTGACTTTGTACCTGTAAGCTGTTCGTCTCTGCCTGCTAAAGCAAGTAGAAGATTTTCTAGTGTTGCTTCTGCAAATGCTGTTGCAAGATTAACCTGCATTCCTTGCTTGTAAAGCTTTGCTACGTCAAGAAATTGATCAACCTGAACTTCACCGAAGTCTGGTTGGAACTGTATTTCAAGACCGTTCATTGTAAAACCAACATTATTGTATGTTGAATCGTTTTCCAATGTATCTTTAAAAGACTTTGCTGAATCAAAAGCCTCCAGCGTTGACGGAGTCAAAGTTGTGTCTGCAACAAAAAGTGCTGCTGCGCCAACGATAATGTTAGACGAAGTTCCACGATTATAGTTTGCCATTTATTTCACCTCTTTCTGTAAAAATAGATATTTAATTGTACGGCGTTGTGTTTCCTCAACTCAATTATAACATTGTTTTATAGGACTATTTTTGTGGCTGGCTTAGGCTCTGGTCTCCAGGTACTGGCCGTTAGGTCTGGCATCTGATGGTAGTCAAAGTCAATAATTATCTTGTTACCGCCATAGGTACGGGCTGTGCCAAAGTCTATAATATCTCTGGTCTCCTCAAGTTGATATACCTTGAAGTTATGGAAATAGAACTGATTTTCTAGATCCACTGTGCCTGTTGGGGTTGTTACACGTATCACTCTATTTGAACACCAGTCATTAATCTCTTCTGCTGTTTCATCAAATCTGTCCATAAGTCTAAGAACAGATTCCTGTATTGTAATCATTTTTTCTACTGGGTTTTCGCCTGTTGCATAAAAATAATAAAGCAACTGCTCACATTTAATATGTGGAAAACCTTTTCTATTCATCTTAATAAGTCTATCCCATGTAGCAGCAACACCTTGTGTACTTCTACCAAAATAATCAGTTAGGTCGTCTATAGTAGATGGAGTTGATGGGAAAAATGGAAATGTAGCATTTTCTTCTCCATTATCATTTTGAAATATTCCAGATATCTGTTCCTGCAGATATTTATTAATCCATAACACTGGAGTATTAAGAACCCCAGTTGATCCTATCCAAAGCTCTGCATACGCCATTATTTAATCCCCGCATTCGCTATCCATCTATAGCCTACTTGGTATCCCTTAGTTTTACCAGACGACTTTCCTGCTGACAGGTTCTTTCTGTATACATCTGCATTATTAAAGTATTGATAAATACCGCTTGTTTTTAAAAATGCTTGAGTAAAATATCTGGTAAAAAATGTGTCTACTACCTTTTGGAAAGAGCCAGTTGTTGCCCTTCCTCCAGGTGACTGTACTACAACCTCGCCTTTAGTAAAGACTGTTTCTCCGCCATCTTCAAAAACCAATACGTCTGATCTTTTTGGTCTTATGGTTACTGGAGTGCCTTCTTCCATTATTTTTGCCTTGTTATAAAAAGGTACTGATGAGCCATCTTTAATTGATGTTGATTGCTTAAATGTTGACACAAACGAAAGGCCAAGGTTGCTTATTGTATAGTTTATATCGTATAGACGTGCATCAGGACTTCCCACTTTAGACCATTCATATATATGGTGTAGTGCTTCTGGATTTACCCTGGCATTTGAGTCTATATATTGCTCTAATATTTCTTTTGTCATTACTCCAACATTATTTAAAAACTTGATTTTTCCTGCTTGTACTCCTTCTAAGAATCCAATTGAGTAGTTCATGATGTTCTTCATGTCTTTTTTAAAAGCAACGTCATTCATTATAACTTTCATTATAGGTCACTTGCCTGATTCTCTGATCTTCTCAAGACTACCTTATAGTACTCTACACTGCCAAAAGGACCAACTATAGCTTCAGTTGATGCTATTTCATATATAGTTGAGCGTCCGTTTCTTGGGCCAGAAGTTTCTAGGTATACATCTTCTTGTTGTGGTGTCCTTATGTTTGTTACGACTACGTTAGTTACTGAGTTTCTATTGTTTGATGAAGAGACTCTAAGGTCTGTCTTAGTTCTGCCTAACAATATGTTTTCTTTGGTTATATTAACATTGGGCTTAACATCTTCAGATGCTGATTGACCAGTAGGTGCAAAGTTGCAGGCAATTGATCTGTCAAGAATCCACTGCTTCTTTACGTTACCGTATGCTCCCTGATCTACTATTGGGTAGTAGACATCTGCAAGCATTGGGTATAAAAAGTCTGTTGGCTCGCATTGCATTAAAGAATACCTATTCTTGTTATGCTTTGCTTATACTTATCAAGGATTTTATCAACAAGCATGTTTCCAGTACCGTCCAAAACTGTCTTATCAAACTGAACTCTAAACTGCTCTGTGTTGTATGATGTTACATATCTCTTGTAATAATCTATTTTGCCACACTTAATATCCTCAATTAGCATTGATGCTGCTTCATATATGTCATGTGGAACAACCTTGTATCCTGTTTCAAGCAAGAACAGATAATCCCATCCTTCTGGGAAATGTGATCCAGTTGAGAATGTATATGCATTCTCACTATAATCTGTATCGTAAACATTAAATGAATCTGATGAAGCAGTACTAATAGTTGAACTCTTTTGCTCAGATCTATTGCCAATCATTCCTGCTTCTTCTGTATTTTTCATGATAGCAGTTTTATCTTTTGTTAATTCATATACCCATTCACCAAGAACAGGGGATTCTAAACTTGCATCATAAACTAATGCTGAATTTTCATATGCCTTTAAGATCTTGTAAGTTCTGTCCCAAATAGGAAGGTAATCCGTTCCTTGTCCAGTCTTATCAAGCCACTCAATCTTGTAGTAAAATCCACCAGTAATTGAGTCAATTATGGCTCTTGCAATTCTCTCATACTGTGCATACTCTGCAATCTCAGATGCTGTTGTTGCTAACTTAGATGGGTTTACATATGGTCTTTTTATTTCTAGGTTATCTTCAACAACAATTAAGTCTTGATCTTCTGTTAATCCCTCATATACAACTAAGTAGTAGCTGTCGTCATACTTAGTAAAATCCCCAGAAACCTCTATAGCAATTTTTGATTCTGAAGATGACTCCACTTCGTACTCTGCAAGTATGTCGTTTCTATCCTTGTCCTTGACATGTACTAGATGATCCGTGTTTGGCTCTGCAACGGTATACGTAACAAGGATAGGGTATGGTGGTAATCTTAAAGCTTCCATGGTTTACTTACCGTATGCTCTCTTCACTTCTTCTGGAGAGGCTGTACGTACAGACTTGTTTGTTATCCATTTATCAGCATTCTCCTTAGTGACTATGTTATACCCTACTGATAACTCTCCAACCCCATTCCAAAAAAGATTTCTGGATGAGTAGATTGCTACCTTTTCTTTTGGCTCTTGCTCACTAACTACTAACTTTGATGACTCTTTAGGAACAAAGCTAAAAATTACTTCTAAAATATCATTTTTTGTGCTTACCCCAAATAGGTCAATGTTATTTTTTTTAGCGTATGACTTTAACTCAAATACGGTTTTACTTTTTAATTCTTCTATCAATGACATATTGACCTCCACTGCTATTATATCAGAATATGACTAAGGGAGACAGTTTTTACGCTGTCTCCCCTTGTCGTTGTAATCAGAGATTATGATTCTGATGCTGCGTCTGCATAAGCGACTGCATCAAGCTCTTCCCACTGAAGACCGAAGCGGACGAATACTGTGTACTCAATTGTGTCCTTCTTTGGTTGGTATGTGCGGTTTACAGTGATATCTCGCTGGAATCCCCATACACGGTTTGAAGGGAATGTAAGATCTACATAGCCTGTTGGGTAGTATGGAACTTCCTGTACGTCAACACCAAGAACACGTGTTGTACGTGCTCCACCGAATGTCTGTGCTCCACCATCTAGGTAAGCCTGACGATTAGCTTGTGTTGATCCTGCGATCTGTCCTGCAAATGCTTCTGCAACTGCATCAGCAAGTGTACCGTTATTCTTAACGATTCCCTGGAATGCATCTGTACCTGCGTAGAACTTTAGGTTGTTCTTGATTGCACGGTACTTGCGTGGCATTGCAAGAATGATATCCTGCATAACTTCTGGTGTCCATGCATTGTCTGCAACAGTTACGATTGACTCATGTGCGCCACCGTCTGTCTTGACACGATTTACGAAACCTTCCATAATGTTAAGGAATGCGTTTGAGCCTGTTCCTGTACCATTAATAGCAAGATCTTCAATATCGTTTGCGAATGCATTGGTCATCAAGCGAACTAGATGATCTTCAAGTGCTGCGCCTTCAATATTGTCTTCTAGTGCTTCTGTTGAAACTTCCCAGTCAAGACGAATCTTCTTGGTTGTAAGTTCTACCTTAGAGAATGTTGCACCTGCATTTGTAAATTCAGGTTGTGCCTGTGCTGCTGCACGGATGACACGCTCTCCAACGTTAACCTTCTCAAGTTCCATTGTGTTAGCACGCATTGTAACTCTACGACCATCCTTGGCTAGTACAGTTGCATCCCATACGTAATCAATGAAGCGACGAGCCTGCTCTGGTGCAAGAATACCACCTGGTGTACCAGTTGGATTTACTGCGTTTGGTCCATCTGTTAGTCCATAGTTTGCTGTGGCAATGTTACCAAGTGAAGCTGCTGGACTTAGATTTCCATTAGGTCCTTGTGCTGTTGCACCACCAATTCCACCTGATACGGCAACGCCATCACCTGTGGGATGATTAAAAGACTTTTGGAGCTCTGTGTTTGTTGTTTCTGACATATTGTTCACCTCCTAGTGATTTTGTTTTAGTTAAATAGGTCGGAATTTGTGAGGAAACGTCCGCCCCATAGGGATTTCTGAATCACTTTAGGTGATTCCTGTACAATCTCGCCGAGATCGCCAGACTTGCGGAAAGCGGTATCTGCAACTACGGCATCAACGGTCTTTCCAAATTCATTAAAGCTTCCCTTAACTTCCTTAACTTCCTCTGTTACGGATTCAAGAGACTTTGTAATTGCATCAACGTTGGCTTGCATAGCCTTTACTGTTGCTGCGAGATCGCTCAAGGCATTAGTTACAGAGTTCTGAATTTCAGAAACTGCCTTAGCAACTTCTGCTGTTGCTGTTGCAACCTCAATGATTGCTTCGTCAGCCTTCTCTGTTACTTCTTCAATAGAAGGAGCACTAACCTCTTCAACAACTGCATCTGACTTTTCTGCTACAACTTCTTCTGTAACTTCTAGTGACTTTGCAACTGCCTCTGCAGGAGCCTCTGGAGCAACCTCAACTTCATTAACTACCTCTGCTGCTTTTGCTACTGGAGCATCAACAACTGCTGTTGTTTCTTCTGTCATAGGATTATCCTCCTTTGCTATCTTAATTGTTCTAATGCCTTTTGCACTATCAACTAAGAACTTTATCATTTCTGTTTTTTCTGAATCATTCTTTTCAACAAAACCAATGTTTTTCATTTCTTCACCAGTGACTGGACTTAGCTCTGATTCATTTGCTGACAAAGTTACTAGACCAGACTCTGAGTCGTAAAATACATTTTCAACAACTAGATTGGCTGATGATCCTGTTAATGTATCTACTCCGTTAACCTTTTCAACGGATACAATATTTGCAAACTGATTTGCTGGGGAATCTACAAGACTCAACTCAATCAAATCATATTCCTTGATAACTCTAATTGTCTTATCTGCTTTTTCATCATATGCATCATCCCACTTGTTCATTCGTCCCCCAATAGAAAAACCAGTGTATGTGCCATCAAGAACCTTTTCCCAGGCATCCTGTGCGCCCTTTGAAATATAGGCTGAAACAAAAACACCCTTGTAAAACTTCTTTGACTCTGTGTCAAAATATTTTTCTTCTTTAAATGAAACCATCTTGCCTACTGCTGATGGTTGATGCATTTCTCTAATGTTGCCACGGAACTTTGCAAAAGCTGCCATAGAAGCCTCTGTTGTTACAATGTCATCTTGCTTATCTAGATTATCCAAAGATGCGAATCCAGAAACAATGCGCTTCTCTTTGTCTACTTTTGTAAGAGGCATTGACAGACGTACATTATCGCCGTCTGTTGACCAATGTGCTTTAGTTATATTCATGACGATTCTATTATACCAAACCTTTTAAACATTTTCTCAACTATTGAGACGCTCTGCCTTCACCCTGTGGATTGCGTCCAGTTGTGGTTGCAGGTCCATCAGATTGACTATTGTTTCGTTCGGTATCTCTTGCTCTGTTACCAGATGCGTTTGCTCTAGCATCTGTTGCTTGTCTTGGAGACATCTCAAATGGAGTATCTCCATCTGGGTGCTGTGGAAGACCAATTGCTTCACGAGCTTCATTTGGCATCATTACCTGAGTCTTTACATATCTTTCTAGAATCTGTGATTGAGTAATTTCATCTGTAAGTGTAAGTTCGTTAAACTTTAACTCAAGAACATCTGTTTTTTCTTTAATGATCTTATTAATAACCTTATTCAAGTGTCCCTGTGCAGGACGAGAAACTTGTTCCTTAAATGTTCTATCTTGTGCAATTGATGCTGCAATTGCTGCTGAGTCAGTACCGCCAAGTTTTGAAATTGGCACCTGATGAGCAACAAGAATATCGTCACGATTTTGCTTACGATATTCCTTAAATGAACCATCTTGAATGCCATTCTCAATTGGCTCCATCTTAAACTCAACCTTATTCTGGTCAGTATCTCCAGGAAGTGGAATGTATAGAGTTCTGTGAGACTGTGCCTTAAGACCTGTCTGCAAGAAGCGGAACATCTTGTCCTCTGCTTCTCCAGAAAGCTTTGCGCCCTTTAGGGTTACTACATATCTTGGAACAGCCTTATTCTCAAAGTAATCAATATTATATTGTGATGCAAGTTGATCACCAATAAGTGAAGGAAGTGCTGCAATAATATCAGGAATTCCATAGAAAGTATTTAGTGGAGAATATTCCTTGATATGAATAATCTCATTTGGTCGTGGGTCTTCTGTAACTGGATTAGGATTGGTTGCACCAAAGTTTCTAAAGTAAACAATCTTTTGTGCAATGATCTGCATGTATCCGTCACGCAAACGGCGAACACGAATTGTTGTTGATGGTATGTGTCCAACATATCCAATGTCTCCATTTACTGTGCGACCTATTTCAAGGTATCCATTTCCAGTAGACTCAACATCTGTATAAACCTTTTCCATTGTTTTAGTAAATGAATCATCATCATTAAGATTTTCTAGCCAATCACGCATCTCAAGCTTCATTCTTTCCATACGCTTGCGTGCTTTATCTGTAGCGCTTTGCTCTTTACCTTCAAAAGAAAGCATGGTGCGGTCTGTTGGTTCAAAGGAATATCCAAGACCAACAATATTTGCAACCTTTGCATCAATAGCAGCATGGTTAGCAAAAGATGTATCATAAAAATTTGCAAGTTCATAAAGATTATATGGAGGAGTAATTACATCAAACAGTCCATAACCATTTCTGTATACAGTTCCAGGATTAATTTGCTTTGATGAAGCATCTACACCTGATGGTGTAACATTTGCAGAATTTAGATATGCTGCATTATTTACATCTGCAAACTTGTTAAGGTTTCTTGCTGTTCTGCGACGAAAGTTTTGCTCTAGTCCAGAAAAATCTTTAAGTACGTCCCATGGCTTATTGAATGGGTCTTGATCTCTAAAAGGGTTTTCTTTTTCATTTTGTGTATTTAAACTTGCAGAGATATACTGATATTCTTCATTATCCATTTTCGTAAGCTTCTCTTCCATGTGTATTAAGTGTGTCCTTTGCAGCTTTCCAAGCACCTAAGTCATTCTTAGAAGGTATTAAACCATTTACCATGCGATCAAGCTGTTCTGAATGCTCTTCCTCTGAAATACGTGTAAGTCCAGGAACAAAGATTGCTTCGCCATCACCTGAATCACCGTAGTACTTTGCTGCATTTTTTAGTTCAGATATCTTTGAAATGTCACCACGCATAGACTCAATATTAAGAACGCTTCCATTACCGTCAGTAAACCAACTACCACTTGCTTTTTTATAGACGTATAGTCCCCAGTCGTAGTTCTTTTCAATTACCTTTTTACGTACGTTTCCAACAATTGGCAAACCAGTGTTTGGATTGATTAATGGATTATTTGTTTGACTCATAACCATAAGTATACCATAATGATGCTAGTGTGTACCACTAGCTACCATTAATACAGCTTAATCTCACAAGCATCAGTTGAGCAGTATGCTTCACCCTCAGCCTCAAGATTTTCTACACCATCATAAATCGCAGACCAATCAATCTTGCCAATTGTTCCTACATATGCGTTGTATTCTTCTCTTGAAATCTCACTGTAGGGTTGCTGTGGGTAAACCTTGTCTCCCATTGGCAAGAAAGATACCGCCTTTAGTTGACCCTCATACATATTTAGTGCTGGAGCTACAAACTGCTTTTCTTTGTCCTTATCAAATGAAAGTGTTACAGAAACACCATTATCTGACCAGTACTTCTGTGCAGTTGCTGCCAAACCAATCTTCTCAAATAGGCTAACTTGTTTCTCTGCACGCTTATGTCCTGAAGCAACTGGGAAGTATACTACTGAGGTATTTGCTGACACTAGATCTGCTTCAATCTTATACCCTGCAGCTTTGAAAAGGTGAAGCATTGGATCAGTGTTTCCAAAACGAATTGCACGTAGGTAGAATTCTCCACCAGGTCCCCAGTGAACTCCAGGAGTTGCACCAGAAAGAAGTGAAACAGATCCTGATGGCTTAACTGTTGTTACACGAACTGATTCACGAACACAAAGCCATTCTGAGTACTTATGATCGTAGTGACGAATCTTATTATATCCTTCGTCCATCCATTCACGTGTTGTTGGAAGACCATATGTGTCTGCAAATGATGCAATACCTGTCAATGATGTTCCAATACGACGATTTCTTTGCATGATACCGTTTGTTTGCTGCCAATGTGTAGGCATAAGAGTTACAGTCTTTCCATAAAGATATGCAAACTTCAATGTCTTGAGGAAGTCCTCCTTAGATTCATGACGATTTAGGTGCACTTCTACAAGTGTACATAGCTCATATGATTCCAATGGCTGCTCCGCACAAGGATTGAAGCCCATAATGCGAGCATCTTTATAGTCAGGTGCATCTGCAAGACGGCCATAATCACGAGCAACATCAAGCCAAATAAAACCTGGTTCTCCGTTATCCGCAATTAAATCTACATAGTCTTCATACTTTGTTCCAACTGTTGCTGAAATAGAATTGTTTGACATCCAAGCCCATCCTGGTTTTTGTGGATCGTATGAGTTACGCTCTGGAAATACTTCTGGATTCTTAAGATTAATAAAATCATTATCATCTGGTGTTCCAAGTGCAAGAGTAGCAGAACGACGAACATTGCCAGAAACAACACATGTTCCAATAAGATTAATAATATCAACAATTGCACGGCTATCTAAGAACTCTCCTGCTCTAGAACCAATTACATTGCGAATACGTGTATGGAGATCAATAAGTGGTGCTGGACCGCTTGCAACGCCTCCGAAGCCCTTAATAGGGGCACCTAGAGGACGGATAAGGTCATAGTTAAATAGTTGAATTGACTGGTTCTGTCGTAGGAATGAATTTATAAGCATACGAACTGATTCAACCCAACCTTCACGAGTATCAGGAATGTCATAAACTGATTCTGGTTCTGTAGGTGCATAAATTGGCATCTTCTTGTCTTGTCCAAGGGTATCAAATCCAACTCCAATACCCAGCATTAATGCATCCATTACCCAAGCAAATAGTGCGCCAGGGTCGTTGCGATCAAGGTCTCTTGTTGAAACCATTGCACAATTTTGAAGGGAGGCAGAGTTACGCTTCTCCATAGTCATAGGTGTACCAAATGCCCAAAGACCACGACCTGGTGGTGTCCACTTTAATTCAAACATTCTCTGAAAGGCTTCTTGTGCAGACTTTTGTGCTTTGTTATCATTCCATGGCAAACGATTATCTTTAGCATGATTTTTTTGTACTGAATACATACCCTCAATTACACGACGACAAACTTCATGCCAGCGTTCTTTAGTTCCATCTTCTTTGACACGAGAATATGTACGAATAAATGTTATCTCTCCCAACGAGTTAGACCCTGCATCTGAGAATCCAAATGGTGCTGGAATTAATTGATATTTATTTACAAACTCATCTGACAAACGAAATGAAAATACACTTTCTGACATCTTATATACCTTTCAAAGTAAAATTAACTGGAGTACTTCATGATTTCTGAAGTAGTATCTAAGTATAACACACTTTAAAAAGAAAAACACGCTCACTAGGAGCGTGTTAATCTATAGTATAGAGTTAGTACTCTATTTTTTTATAAGTGCTATACTGTTAGATCTCCGATTAGTACCCAAGTATTAGCTGCACGCTTGATAAGTGTTGCTCCACCCCATTGTGCTCTAATCTTAAGTCCTGGAGTACCATTGACTGTTACACCGCCAGTTGCGACAACTGTGGTTTGTCCTGAGCCAACTTGCAAGATATCAATCTGTGTTCCTACTGGGAAGTTAACTGATGAATCAAGAGGAACTGTTAAGTTGTTAGCAGAACCAACATTCATTTCAACCATCTTTCCTCTATCAGCAAGAACAAGTGTGTATGATGCTGTTTGTGCATTAGTTGCAATTTCTGAGAGAACAACATTTCCTGTTCCAATTTCATCTGTAAGCATTGCTGCTAGGTTTGCAGATGATGGTGTTCCAAGGAATGTTGCTACACCTGTTCCAAGACTTGATAATCCTGTACCACCGTTAGCAGCAGTTAATGGATTTGTAAGTGTTAGAGTAGGTATTGTTACTGTTCCAGTGAATGTAGGTGATGCTGTGTTAGACTTTGCTGCGATAGCATTTGTTACTGTTGTTGAGAAGCTTGCATCATTTCCAAGAGCAGTTGCCAACTCATTAAGAGTGTTAAGTGCTGATGGCGCTGAGGCTACAAGGTCTGCTACTGCAGTTCCTACGAAAGCTGTAGTTGCTACCTGAGTAGTATTTGTACCAGCTGCTGCTGTTGGAGCTGTTGGTGTTCCAGTAAGTGCTGGGGAAGCAAGGTTAGCCTTGAGTCCAAGACTTGTTGATAATCCATCAATCTTAGACTGAGCAATAGCTGCTGTTGCACTTATATCTCCATCAACAATTGTTCCGTCAAGAATCATTGCTGAAGTAACAGTTCCATTTGGAAGGGTTACTGTTCCTGTAAATGTAGGTCCAGCTAAGTTAGCCTTTAGATCAAGGGCTGTTTGCTGTGCTGTAGAAACTGGCTTTGCAGAATCTGCTGTATTATCAACATTTGCTAAACCAACCATAGACTTTGTAATACCTGCTACAGTTCCAGTGAATGTAGGGTTTGCAATCGGAGCTCTAGAAGTATCAGTTGCGTGAACGTGATCTGCACGAGCATACTTTAATGATGTTCCTACTGCAGCAGTTCCATCCATTACTGGAGCTGAAGATGATGCTTGACCAACAACATATGCTGTAGTAGCAATCTGTGTTGTATTAGTATCTGCTGCAGCTGTTGTAGAAAGAGGTGTACCAGTAAGTGTTGGTGAAGCAAGGTTAGCCTTTAGGTCAAGTGCTGTTTGTGTAGCAGTTGAGATTGGCTTAGCTGCGTCAGTTGTGTTGTCTACATTTCCTAGACCTACCATTGACTTGGTAATACCAGCAACTGTACCTGTAAATGTTGGTGATGCTAGTGGAGCCTTAGCAGCAAGGTCAGATGTTAGGCCTGAAATCTTAGACTGTGCAATTGCTGCTGATGCGTTAACATCTGCGTCTACGATTGCTCCGTCAGCGATCATTGCTGATGTAACACTTCCAGAATCTGTTGTTAGAAGTGTTTTGTTAGATGGAATGCTTGTCCCATTAATTGATGTTGCTGTTGCTGATCCCAATACTGGGGCAACAAATGTCTTATTAGATAATGTTTGAGAAGTGCTTAAGTCTACAGTGGTTCCAGTATTAATACTGAAAACAGTTCCAGTTAGAGTTAAGCCAGTGCCTGCTGTGTATGTACCAGCTCCTGAGAACTGAACAAATTCTATATCATCTGTTCCGATAATGGCAGGAGTATTAATTTGTACATATCCAGTGTTAGCATTAACTGTACCTTGATCTACGAATACAAAGTCACCGCTATCAACTTCTGCTGCTGTGTCAAAGTCAAGTGCACGAGTTGGGGCACCAGAAGCAGCAACAACGTAAATACCGTTTTGCGATTTGGTTGTTTGATTCTTAACAAGAATACGATCTCCAGTAGCAAGAGTAACTCCGTCAAGAACGTCTCCATTTTCAACAGCAGTTGCAAGTGTTATGTTTGCTGTTGTAGCTGCCTTTACAGATGGATGAACGTGAAGCCCTTCTACTGCAGAATCTACATACTGCTTTGTTGCTGCATCATTAGCATCTGTTGGGGCAGCCAAACCTGTAATCTTTTGGCTATTTAAAGCAACGCTTGCTGTTGGAGCAGCCATTTGATCCAAACGACTTGTACGAACTTGTGTATCAAAGTTTGAAATTGTGCTAGCTGTCTGTGTACCAGTGTGGTTGGCACGGGCTAGTGGATCTGTAGCCAATTTAGACAAAGCAATTGCTGCAGAAGCGTTAATGTCTGCGTTTACAATAGTTCCATCTAGAATCTTTGCTGATGTTACTGCACCGTCTGCTAAATCTCCAGCAACGATAGTTCCATCTAGAATCATTCCTGATGTAACAGTTCCTGAAGGAAGAGTTACAGTGCCAGTAAATGTAGGTGAAGCAAGTGGAGCCTTAAGATCTAATGCAGTTTGTGTTGCAGAAGAAACTGGCTTGTTTGCATCTGTAGTGTTATCTACATTTCCTAAACCAACATCTGACTTTGTAATTCCAGTTGGTGTAGTAATTGATGGAGATGTAAGTGTCTTATTAGTAAGAGTTTGTGTACCAGTCAATGTAGCTACGGTTGAATCAATGTCAAGCGTAATTGTATTTGATGCGTCGTTGTATACCTTGTCTAGTCCAGTACCAGCAACAATTGCTGTATTTACTGCATCTTGTGAAAGTTCTGCAATATCTGCAGTATTTGCCTTCAAGTCAAGTGCTGTCTGAGTTGCTGTAGAGATTGGCTTGTTAGCATCTGTTGTATTGTCAACGTTACCAAGTCCAACCATTGCTTTTGTAATGCCTGCAACTGTTCCTGTAAAAGTAGGAGAAGCAATTGGTGCATAAGTGCTTGCTGCAGTTGCTGATGCAAGCTTTGCATCTAGTGCTGTTTGAGTTGCTGAAGATATTGGCTTGCTTGAATCTGATGTATTATCTACGTTTCCAAGACCAACCATAGACTTAGTAATACCTGAAACGGTACCAGTAAATGTTGGAGAATCTTTTGGTGCCTTAGCTGCAAGGTTAGTTGTTAGTGTTGCAGCAAAGTTTGCGTCATCACCAAGAGCTGCTGCAAGTTCATCAAGTGTATTGAGTGCTGCTGGTGCTCCAGCAATGACTGCATTTACCTGAGATGTAGCATCTGCGATAGCTTCTGACTTAGCAGTTGCAATTGCTGAAGCCTGTGCAGTAGATACTGGCTTATTGGCATCTGATGTATTGTCTACATTTGCTAAGCCTACCATTGACTTAGTGATACCAGCAACGGTACCGCTAAATGTTGGGTTAGTTGTTGGTGCCTTTGTATCAATCTGTGTTTGAATATTAGATGAAAGTCCATCAAGGTATCCAATTTCAGTATCTGTAATATTTGTAACACGAGCCTGAATTACTGTTGTATCTACAGAAACTGCTCCAGTTGCATCGTTGTATGAAAGACCAGTTCCAACAGCATTTCCTACAGCATCTTGTGCTCTTTCATCTGTAAAGTACTTGTTGTTTGATCCTTCTGAAAGGTTGTCTGTTGTAGAATCTCCAACTCCATTTTCAGCTGTGATTGTAAGACCATTCTTATTACCTGTAATAGTAATATTGGTCTTTGTTGCTGATGTTAGAAGGTTTGCTGCAGCAGTGATTGCGTCATCTCTAACAATAGTATCTTTATCATCTACATATGTCTTTGTAGCAACTGTTGAATCTATATCAAGCTTTTCTGTATCTGGATTCCAGTCAAGTCCAACTCCACCAAGAAGCGATTGATCAGCTGTCACATTTCCAACTAATTCGTCAACATATACTGTTGTTGCAAGGGGTGCTACTGCATCTGAAATCTCTGTATCAACATATACTGTTGTTGCAAGAGGTGCTACTGCAGTTGATATTGCTGATGTAACTGTTGAAATTTCTCCATCAACATAAGATGTTGTTGCAAGAGGAGCAACTGCAGCTGATATTGCTGATGAAACCCCTGTATCAACATAATTTTTTGTTGCAAGAAGTGAAGTGTCTGCAATTCCATGAATATTGGTAGTATCAGAGCTGTGTGCTGTAAGTGCTGCATCTGCAGCTGTTTCTGCTGTTTGTCTAGCTGTATTAACAAAAGACTGAGTTGCAAGAAGTGAAGTATCTGCAATTCCATGAACATTTGTTGTGTCTGATGAGTGAGTTGATAAATTACCACCAACTGTATTTAATACATCTGTAATTTCTGCATCAACATAAGATGTGTCTGCCTTTGTTCCAAGAGCAGTAGTAACAGTTGCTGCGAATGATGAATCATCATTAATTGCTGCTGCAAGTTCATTAAGAGTATTAAGTGCTCCAGGAGCTGAGTCAATAAGATTTGCTACAGAAGAATCTGTATAGCTTGCTGCTGAAGCTACTGCTGCATCACGAGCTGCTGTTGCCTTGCTTGTAGCATCAGCTGCTGCTGCAGATATTGCAGCTGCTTGTGCTGCGTTAGCCTTTGAAGTAGCATCTGCTGCTGCAGTTGATACTGAGGCTGCGTCGCCTGATACTCTAAGTGCTGCTTCTGCTGCTACTTTAGATGTTGCATCTGCTGCTGCAGTTGTAATTGCATCTGTTTCTGCCTGGTCTGCGTAAGATGTTAAAGCAAGTGTTCCAGAAGCATCTGGAAGACTTACAGTTCTATCTGCTGTTGGATCTACTACTGAAAGAACGGTTTCAAACTCGTTATTTGTTGCGCCTTCAAAAGTGACAACGTGTGCATCTGGAAGGTAGATACCATGAATACGTACAGTTCCACCAGTAGCAGTAATTTCTCCTCCATTGATTGTTGGAGTTGTAAGAGTCTTATTTGAAAGAGTCTGTGTTCCAGTTGTTGTAACCAATAGACTTGTATCAGCAATACCGTGAATATCTGTAGTATCTGCTTGGTGGTTTGATAGGTTTGTAGCAATTGTTGTAAAGAATGCGGGATCATCATTAATAGCAGCTGCCAATTCATTTAGTGTATTGAGGGCAGCGGGAGCACCATCAATAAGTGCTGTAACCTCTGCAAGAGCGCCTTCTCCATCTATGAAGTAATTAAGATCAACCCAGTGATTGATACCGTCACCAATTTTAAACTTGTTGGTGTCTATCTCAAAGCCAATTTCACCAGCGTTAAGTACTGGTCCATTACCTGAGTTTGTAGAAATCCATTGTGCAGCGGTTCCTTTACGCTGTTGCATTCTTGTTGCCATTTATTGCTCTCCCTTGGTGGTATGTAATAGTATTATAACAGATAATTAGTTAAAGTTATCTGTTGCCGTTCCTCCATCCCAGGTGTATTCCCAGGATGTTGTGTTATAGGTTCCTGCACTTACTAAAACTCCTGGCTCATCATAAGATCCGCCAGAAATAAAAGTACTAACAATTAATCCATTTCCATCAATTGAAGTGTCATGGATGTGATCTTGAAGAACTTCTGCATCTTCAAGAGTTGCAATTGCTAACCATTGACCGTCATAATAGACATGAACTCTTTGTGTTACATTGTCAAACCACAAATTACCATTTAAAGGAGATTGTGGAGGAGTATCTGAAACTGGAATAGATGGTGCTCCAGCTAGGTTATCAACATATTGCTTTGTTACCGCATGGCTTGGGCTTGTTGGTGTTCCTACAGTTACTGTTCCACCAAAGGATCCACCAAGGCCAACGATTAGCCCATTTTTGACTTTAAAATCTTTGCTATTCGTTGACACTTGGTTTCTCCTCTGTTAGATTAAGCTACTAGTGTTCCTACAACAGTAACTGTTGAATCATTGTACTCTGTGTCTACTAACAGCTGTACATTGCTTCCTGATACTGTTGCAGAGATTGCTGATAGTGAACCGTTAGTTCCTACAATGCCGTACTCTGTGATTGAAATATTGTCTGAAGAATCAAGTGTTAGAAGAACCTTTGAAATTTCAGTGTGTGTTGAGTAAGCAACCTTTACAAGGTATTCTGCTGAACGATATTCAGCCTTTGCAAAAGCGTGTGCTATCTGAACTCCTGCTGTTGGTGCTGATAGAGTTGCTGCAACCTGCTTAGCAACTGAGTTTAACTCAACTGCTGTAAAGTTTGGAACAACTGCTTCAAGAGCATCTACTGCTCTCTGTGCTGTAAAGTACTTGTTTGTTGTACCTTCTACAAGTTGGTCAGTATTAGAATCTGCTACACCGTTTTCTGCGGTAATAGTAAGTCCTGCACCTGTTCCTGTGATTGTAATGTTTGTAAGTGTTGCACCAGTCAAAAGACTTGCTGCTGAAGACTTAGCACGAGCATCTGTGAAGTACTGTGCTGTTCCTTCTGCTACATCAGATGTTGTAAGTGCATCTGCATATGCCTTAGCGTCTAGTTCTGCTTGGTCAGCGTATGCTTGGTAAGCAGTTGTAATTGCAGTTTCTCTACCATCTGTATAAGCATTTGCTGTGGTTACTGCATCTGATTCTGCTGTGTCAGCATATGACTGGTAAGCAGTTGTAATTGCTGTCTCACGGCCATCTGTATAAGCATTTGCTGTTGTGACTGCATCTGATTCTGCTGCATCAACATATTGCTTTGTTGCTGCACCAAGGTTTGCTGATGGATCTGCTGAAAGGACAAGAAGTCCAGTCATTGTATCGCCAGACTTTGCTACCTTTTCACCAATTGATGTTCCAATTGTTGAAGCAAACGAAGCATCATCATTGATTGCTGCTGCAAGTTCGTTAAGTGTATCAAGAAGTGCTGGTGCACCATTTACAAGGTCTGACACCTTTTGATCAGCATAAGCTTTAGCATCTACTTCAGCCTGATCTGCATAGTTTTGGTAAGCAGTTGTAATTGCACCTTCACGAGTATCTGTGTAAGCCTTTGCATCTGTTTCTGCTTGATCTGCATATCCTTGATAGGCAGTTGTAATTGCACCTTCACGGGTGTCTGTGTATGCCTTGGCATCTACTTCTGCTTGATCTGCGTATGCTTCGTATGCAGTTGTGATTGCTGTTTCTCTGCCATCAGTGTAATCATTTGCTGCTTCTTCAGCTGCTGCTGCTGCACCAATTGTATCCCAAAGACCAGTGTTAGCAGTTACTGCACGAGCATCAGTAAAGTACTTGTTTGTACCTTCTGCAAGATCGCCTGTGTCGTGGTTTGAAATGTCTGATACTGTACCAGTTACGTTACCTGTTACGTTTCCTGTTACGTTTCCTGTTAGATTTGCTGTGATTGTTCCAGCAGCAAAGTTTCCATTAGCATCACGCTTTACAACCTTGTTTGCTTCGTTAGCAGATGTGGCTGTTCCGCCAATAAGACTAACAATGTAGTCTTGGTCTGCTTGCTTCTTTGTAAGAACATCAAATCCGCCAACGGTAGCTGTTGCACCATCAACTACAAGACCATTCTTTACTTTAAAGTTTTTATTTACTGTTGCCATTTTTTATCTCCTTGTTGGTTATGCCTTTAAACCCATACGAGCAAATCGTACGGTTATAGGCGTAATACCCACTGCTGGCGTTACAGAAAGATTTACTGTATTCGCCACCCTAGAGACGCTAATGGTGCCAATATTCCCATCATTGTCTATTGTTCCATATTCGCTGACTGATACATCTGTACCGTCAACCAAAATTGTCATTTCTGTTGCGTAGAACTTATTATCTCCAGCAGTTGTCTTTTTGATGGAGATTATGTATTTGACCATGCGCCATGCAGTAGCATCAAAATTATCAATTACCGTTGCTGATTCAATACCGTTAACAGTATTTTCATTATTACCTGCAGAACCTAAGTCTGTTGATTGAGCAGAGGTAGTGTCAATTAGGTTTTCATAATCTGTCTGTGTAGGACGATCACCTGTTTGAAATGTTGACTTTATTGTGCTTATTGGGAGCTTAGCCATGTCCTAATTATAGCATATTTATATTAAAGTATATAATTACTGTAACCTATGATTTGAAGCGGAATTGGTGGAATAGCATTTGCTCCACCTGCCTCAATGCGGATTGCTGTTAATCTAATTCTAAAAGGAAGAGTAGAGCTAATAGCTACTTTTTTACTTGGAGCACTAATTATTGATGTCTTAATTGAAAATTCTTGTTCAATACGTTTTGTAAATATTGGTCTGTCTTCATAAATCTTAACAGTAGCCATTATGCAGTCACATCTTCAAGGACAATAAGTTTGCCTTGAGCTACCGTCCAAACTATTGCGTCTCCACCTAAAGAAACCTCAATATCAAATATATCATTGGTTTGAAGCACTGAAGTTTGACTTGCTGAGAGAGAAACTGTAAATTCACCAACTAGATCATCAGCATCTTGTATTGGAGTTAGTGTATGAATAAGTGTTGCTGTGTCAGTAATTTCACCAGGAACCACTGGATTGGTTGTTGGACGCTTAATCTGCATAGAAATATTCCAGTCAGGAATAACCAAAGGAACTTTAGCGTCATCAGTTAAATAAACCTTAAATGCTGCTGTGTCACCCTTAACAAAAGTCCAATTTACGAATGGTGGTCTTTCACCAATATCGTATGTAGATGCTTGTCCTCTAAATGTAGCCATTTTTATATTATACCACGATGAAAACAACAAATAAAATAATTTAAAAAAATATTACAAAAACTTGCCTTTTGGGTCAATTTCATGTTATACTTAGATAGTGCTACCAAC